CCTTCACTCACACAACATTTCAATCTGCCACTTGTACACCCATCCGACCAATCCATCCCGCCCTTCCACCTGATAGGAAAAGCCCCAGTTTCCACGCGGCCCCTGCATTACTATCACCACTTCGCCATCGAATAAGTCTACTCCCAACGGCTCGGTAAGCTGGTGGTTGGCATACAGACGCGCCAATCCGGTAATGGTTGCCTGACGCGGCACGTAACAAAATACCTCTTTCGTCGGCGTTGGTTCGTCCGTTGGCGACGGCGATATGTTTACGGCAGTCAACGTATAGGTTGCCGACGGCGTGTTGGTAGGCCAGGGCGTGACGGTTGCCGGTGGCGTGGGGCTGATGGCGATAGGGCCGATAGTGCAGCCGGACAATAACCAGACCAATACCATCACCCCCGCGCCCATCAGCAGCGCCCGCTTGTGTTCCCACGCCCACAAAAAGGAGGCGTAGAGCAGCATTCGCCAGCCGTCATTCAGGTTCATGGGTTATCTCGTCTTCGATAAAGCGTATCCACATTTCAGGATTACGCCGCATAGACGATACCACAGTTGCAATGCCGAGAATATAGGCAAGTAACATGAAGAATATGACAATTCCGCCAATCAATAATCCCATCACTCTTTCTCGCTTTCCGCTTCCAGGTGGGCTTTGACATTCTTATATGCGTCAATGTAACCCCTAGATCGAGCCACCAACCGTGCATTGTTGAGTTTCATTGCGACCTTTAATCGTGCTGTATTCTGTTCAATCTGTTCATCCAGCCACTTTAGTAGCGCGTCTTTATCCATTGGTATCCTCACTAAGATTAATTGTAATCGCAAATTTAACCTGCTGTGTAATGCCGTCTTTATCAAAATTGATTTTAAGATCGGCACTGCTTTTTATATTAGGACGTTGGCGCAAATCATCGGGTAACGTTTGACTTTGCATAAGCAGACGCATTACTTCCTTGTCAATGTAATGCGCTAAAGATCGTAGCGCTATGTCTGATTCAGTGATTACTTTGTCCATTTTTCCATTCTCCATTTCCTGCCTTATTTTATAGTGCAGGCTAAATTATACCTAAACGTCACGTTTCGCTTGAATTTAGCCCGTTTTGCGGCGATTCTAGGGGTATCCAGATAACAGGTGTGATCCGGAACCACGCATGATTCGCCTTGCTGCCAAACGGTTCACACTCCCACATGGGATAGCGATACTTGCCAACGCACCATTCCCGATACTCCCACCCGCGATACGGAACGCTGGCCTGCGCCCGTTCCAGCGTGGCATAGATGCCCGCATAGGTACGGTACGCGCGGCGCGGTGACCAGCCGGGATGCAACCATTCGACGGCGTAGTCAGGCATTAGGATTCTACATTCTCGTCTGTATGATAGGCTAGATACTTATCAATAATCTGCATATAGATAGCGGCTTCTTTTGTCTGCTCAAGAGAACGTTTTAACCATTTCTGACGTACATCACTAAAGCGACTTGCCTCTGCAATAGCCAAATCTGCTTCAGCCTGTTTTTCATGTTGCAATAATTTGCTGGCTAACCACATATGAAAATCATCTATATAGTCCATCACGCCGCCCGCCTCACATACCAGACCGGCCTCGCCTCGCCCAACGCCGCCCGCAGCCGTAGCCATTCCGCACGGGTCAACTTGCGCTTGAACACGCGGTCACTAACGAAGTGTTCCAGGCCGCAGTCTATCAGGATGATTGCGCCGGGGTCAGTCGGTGTCATGGGATGCCTCCTTATCGCGTTCCATCTGCAACCACGCCAAGCAGATGGCAGTGGCGGGGTCTTCATTGTTAAAACAAGGGATGTCTTCCGGTAATTCGTAATCATCGGGGTTTCCCCTTACCCGCCAATGGAATGGATACCCGCCTGTATAATATAGTGTCCATCCTGGCATTATCGCCAGCAAATCCCGCGCCGCCGCATTCAGGTCGGTGGGCCAGTTCGGAATCCATTCAAATTCGCAACATATCGGAAAAACCTCATCCAGTTCATGTTGAGCGGATAACCACGTATTCTTGATCTTGCCATTGGGATAAACTAAACACCAATCCCCATTAGCACTAAGATAGAGAGTATATCCCAACCGGGTGGCAATTTCCCGCCGCATCTCGTCGGGTGTCATCTGGTCAATTAGTTTTTGGTCACTCATTAGCTTGTTCCTTGTAATGCCGCGCCCAACAACGCGCCTCCCCGGTTTTGCGTACCCATTCGTCACGATTACGCCAAAGTTTATATGCTAGCTTACGATAATGATTCGCCTCCTTTTGTAACATCGCAACCTGCGCTTCCAATTCGGTGATGCGCTTTTGGTCACTCATGGGCTTGCCTCTTTTTATCATTCCACACGAGATACCCACACTTAATTTCTAAACGCACACGTTCCATTGCATCCAACCAACCGACCGTATGAGCATAGTTGAATTGGCGCTGGTCGTCAAAATCAGAGAACGGAATACCATCGTCCGCGTGGGCTTTTGCCAATGTGATTTCTTCGTCTAACCATTCGTGAATTGATTTACTCATGGTCTACCTCGCTATCCGGTAAGCCTACATAGGATGGCACCAGTTCGATTCCCAACTGCTCCAAAATGCGCAGCACATTGGACAGACGCGGGTCAATGTCGCCACGTTCAATGTTGGCGACGGTATTACGCGCTACCTTTGCCCGCCGCGCCAATTCAGATTGTGACATCCCAAACGCGCGGCGCTGGGCTTCAATCACGCGCAAGGTTTCTAAGTCCGCTTTGGTATACTCCCACATTTTTGTCATGTCATTTTCCTACGCAAACTTGTAAATCATATTGACACATTGTACAGCATTTGGTATACTATTGTCAAGCAATTCACCCGACTCCCCCGCTATCGCTATCGGTAGGGCAGGGGGATAGCAAGTGAGAAGGAAATAGAATGAAAACCTATCAGCAGTACATTACCGACAAAGAAGCGGCCAAACGGGAAAGCTTCATCCTGGCGGTTCAGACCATGCAAGCGCTTGATCGCATGGACGCAGCCGAGCGTGATGAGGACTGGGACGACTACCGGCAACTTATTACCACCGAAGTGAACCGGCTGGCGTTGGAATTGCCGGTTTTGTTTGTCAAGCGCATTTATGAGGAGAGCCAATCGTGACGACCACACAAGAGTTATCCAATGAATTGACCGGGCGCAGTGGTGAGGAGCGCCGGGTAACGCGGGAACCGGAAGTGGAAATTGTTGAGGCATCTCCGATAGTTTGCAACGTTAACAAAGACATGGCGACCTTATACGGAAAGATGGCTATCATTATGGGTATTGTGGGATCAGTGGCACGAGATGGTACTAACGCCCATTTTAATTACAAGTTCCAGCGCTCCGATGATGTTTACAATGCAGTTCGCAAGGCGATGGCTGAACAAAAAATCGCCTTCTTTTGCAGCATGACAGAGGTTAGTCGTACCGGAAAAATTACCTATGCCACCTTCCAATTCACTTTGGCCTGTGGTGATACCGGTGCAACCATGACCAGTCAATGGCATGGTGAGGCGATGGACAGCGGCGACAAAGGCATTAATAAAGTGGCGACGGCAGCAACCAAATATTTCCTACTGAAGACATTTCTCATTGGTGATCCAGGCGAGGTAGACCCTGATAGCGAAAGCGGTATTCCTGAAACGTCATCCAAAACCAAACGACCCACCCCATCCGCCGACACAAAACCGGACGCGCCAAATGAAAACAATGCAGCTTCGAATACACCCGAAAAACCTGCCAATCTCCCCCAAGCGATTGTAGACAAATGGGAACCGGCAATGGCGTTTATGTATCCAAAAGACGAAGGCGGTTTTCATCGTCGGGGAACACTCAAACAGATGTATGACGATGGTATATTAACTGAAGACACTCCAGGTGGGCGCATGTTGGAATTGGTTTTAGAACGTCGGGCATTCAGAAACGAAAACATGCTGCTGAGTTTGAACATGGTTTTTCAGGAACTGTCCAAAGCTCTGGACGATGGCACTGAAATAACCTCATGGGCGGATTGGTATGGTAAGGTGATTGATCGCAAGCCTGAACGTACTATTCAAGAAGCATGGGACGTGCTAAAGGCTTATGCGCAACATAGCAAAGACCAACCCGCCAAAGCCAAGACAGAACAGGCGATGTTGCCCGGCACGCCGCCGGTGGATGTCCCATTCTGAGTAATCGCATAACGCACCGCCGCCCCGATGGGAATTGGCGCAAAGGGTGACACAAAGAGAGCGACAGGTTGCGTCGGGGCGTATATCAAAAGGAAAGGGAAAACATGATTTTTCAGCATACATGGCAACAGGTATTGGACGGGAGTAAAACCCAGACGCGGCGGATAAAACAATGGCATCATATAGCCGATGGTGACTATGCTCATTGCTCAGAGGTTGATGGCATCTGCTATTATTCCTATGATAAAAAAGCACCTGCGCCTATAGACCCTATTTATCATATGAAATGCGATTATGTGTATATGGATGGATGTGCTGGCAAACTCAAGACTATTCAATCGGTTTGGATTGATGGTGGGCGACTCTTATGGCACGTCGGCAAAACCTACGCCGTCCAACCCGGACGCGGCAAGAAAGCCATCGCCCGTATTCGCCTCACCGCCATTCGCCAGGAGCATGTGCAGGACATCAGTTGGCGCGATGGATTAAAGGAAGGATTGCAATCCTGGTATGGGTTGGGAAAGCCACCATTGGGATGCTTTCAGGATTATCATAGTTGGGAACATCCAGAAGAGTTTATCATTACCTATCAACCAAAAAATATCATTACAGCTTACGCCGAACTCTGGGATAGCATCAACACGAAACCAGGGACACGGTGGGAGGATAACCCGCTCGTTTGGGTGCTTGAATTTGAACTGGTCAAATCCGCCGAGGCGGAGTGGGGAGGTAAGGTATGTTAAATGTACAGCGCAAATTCGCCGCCAACTTGAAACAGCAGCGCCGGGATTACAATTTAAACCAGGCACAACTGGCCCTCCGCGTCGGATGCCACGAACACACCGTATCTGACTGGGAATGCAGCAAGCGGCTGCCCAACCCCGACCAGCAGCGGGCGTTACGGGCGGTGTTTGGCGATACGGCGCTGCTGGATGTACGCGCGTTGGCGGCGTATGAGGACATGCGACATGAACATTAAACATGCATGGTGGGTTTACCGCCGGGTTATTTTTCTCGTGCAAGTGTTAGCCTCACGTGACCCCTACAGCGGCATTGCCCATCTGTGCGAAGCTTGGGAGGTGGAACCGGGGCCGAATCCATCTGCTACTATTATCCGATTAGCACGATTCACGATAGACCATGCTAAGTCTGAGCGCAATGCGTTGGCGGCGTATGAAGACATAAGGAAACCGTAAGCAAGCGAATTGTATCTAGGGAGGAAATGCCATGAGCAGACCATCAATTGATGAACTGGCGCAACTTTTTTATGACCTGCAAGAGGCCATCTGGGAGAATTGGGAACAAACTTCGGAGTATCTCAGGGAAACTGGATATATTCGCCAACCCGATGAGCGTCTAACACTGGAACAAATCACTATTCAACTTACCAACATCGCAAATAAGCAACGTCATTTCAGTATGGATAAGGTGACAACCGGGGCGCGGCGAAAGTGGAGGAGGTAATGCGTTACAAGACTATGTGGATAAAACAATCCAAGCCCGCCTAGCATAAGGAAACCGTAAGCAAGCGAATTGTATCTATGGAGGGAATGATGGTTAAATGGTTTAAGAATCAAGTCACGGGAATCGAATTGAAGATTCGCACGGCATTTGTACCGAGTGCTTCTGTAACAATTCACCGCAAGGTATGCCGAACAGCTCGTCATGTTGACATCGAAACTGGTGAGAAATTTCACACATCTCATCAGGTTGTATGGCGTGATCGGCACTATGATATTATCACGCCATCATCCATCAAGCGCGTGCTGCGTGTTCAGTACATACTTGCCGAGCGTATTTTCGAGGACGCAGAAGAGTATGCCTTAGCGCAAAATGCCGACCATAACCTGCCAGTCTAGCATAAGGAAACCGTAAGCAACGCAAAACAAACGCAATTGTAACGCGGAAACGACTTGACAGATTGGCAATTGTCGGTTAATCTAATATCAACAATTTGAGGGTTCAGCGGCCCGTATAGCAATGGAGAAAAACCTTTTTGAAGAGGGTTTCTATTGTATCTATCTCCAGGATATAGTGGAAACGCTGAACCCTCCCCAAAAGGGTTTTTTGTTTCTCAGGAGGAATAATGCACGACAACAATACCCCTCACACAGTAATCGGTGGAATGCTTGGCTATCGCTGTAGTAAATTGCCCTGGCCACGCCAAGCGCGATTACGGGTAACGGAATTTTTAACGGATACCCCCCTCTTTACCATCAAAAGCAGCCTGGACGTTCCCTCGTGGAAAATACGGGATGTCCTTGACAGCATTCACCCCGATTGGCAATTGGAAGAATACTTCCCCACACCAGTACAAACCGACCGTCAACTTCGGGCGCTATGTGAAAAGTTCAGTAATGATATTGTGGCAAAGATAGGCCGTCCATCAGACTACCCCACACAAAAAGCTATCAACGCCGCATTGAATAAGATATATCGTGAGGCAGTGAAATGAGCGAGAAAATTCAATCTGAATCATCACCCCATCGTTACTTTACCATGATGCTCAACATGGCTGAGGAGGATTTAGACCCTTACGAATACCGATTGCTGGCCCATTATGTGCGCTGGTCATCCAATGGTGATATTCGAGAGGGTATTCGCACGACAGCTACCAAATGCAAAATGAGCGTTACGAAGGTGCGAGCGGCGCGGGAATCGTTGGTTAAGTCGGGTTATTTGAAAGTCATCCCGCCAGCCAAAAAAGGACAAACGACAACCATTATTGTTATTGATCGTTGGGCGGAAAACGTATTGCGTTTCACACGTCCAAAACCCGCAGATGACAGTAAGTGTGCTAAATCTGATACAGCTAGTGTGTCAAATATAACACACATAGAAGAACCTATAGAAGAACAAGTTACTCCTAACGGAGTAAGCGCCAACACTTCAACTGATGAAAAGCCCAAGTCAAAACGCAGTGAGAAGCAACTTGCGAATGATGCTCTGGTCAAAGCGTTAGTTGAAGCCTGTGAGGTAGAAGCTAGTAATGGGGAGTATGGTAATTACTTACGGATTGCTCAGAAATTGACCAAAGACATCCCATCGGCTGAATTTCCAGACTTTGTTACGTTTGTAAAAAAACTGGCTGAAAAGGACAAGTGGACTTTCACGGTCAATAGTTTGGTGAGTGGCAAAATCTTGCCGATGAGTTTATACCTGACCTCAAAAAAGAAAACACCAACAGCACAACAGGAAGTTATCGAAGATGATATTGAATGGGTACTGCCCTCAGAGCAGCCCATCATCCAGTATGACACGGGGCGGGGCGCATGACGATTCGTTGCTCGATCCGTACCGACTGGGCATTGCCCGCAGGCAATACAGCGGACACCTACAATGCCACAAAGGACACGCTGGCGCAGACCTCGCACAAAGGGTGGCAGGTGGCGGTGTATGAAACGCCCATCGGCTTAATCCAGGCCAACCCGCCGGGGTATTGCGTGGGGGTGTTCACCGACAACCACCGCAAAAACAAGCATCTGTTGAGTGCGCAGTACATCGGGGTAGATTTTGACGATTGTGATGAACAGGCGATTATGACCCATCCCGTTATCACCCGCTATGCGCTGGCAGTGGGGCATACACCCAGTCACGGGCAGCCCTGGCGAACCGGGGCGCGGTTGCGGGTGCTGTTTGTTCTGGACAATCCCATTCAGCAGACCGGCGAACCGGATGAGAAACCCGTTGCCGACCGTTACAAGTTGGCGGTTCAGGCGCTGATGACGCAATTGCCGCCGGGATACGATAAACAGTGTTCGGATGGGGCGCGGTTCTATTTCGGATGTAAGGACTGGGTTGTCATCAGCGAAACCAACGTTCTGCCGTTGACGGTGTTACGGGATTGGCACAAACAGGAAGCCGCCCGCGTGGAGAACGAACGCGCCGACGCACCCGCAACTATTCTCAACTTGGGTCAGATTACGGCGTATGTGGAAAAGGCGCGCCAGGATGAACTGGCTTTGTTACACGCGCAATCACCGGGCAACCGCAATAACCAGTTATTCCTCTCGGCGTGCAACCTGTATGGGTTGGTCAAAGCCGGGGCGCTCATCAAGGCAACCACCGATTACGAATTGACCAGCATTGCCCAGTCCATCGGGTTACAGCAGACTGCGATTGCTGCTACCTTGCGCAGTGCCTGGGATACGGCTACGCCGCGCGATTTGTCGAATCTGAACACACCTCCTGATCCGCCAGCATCGGCCAACCTGGACACCGCGCCGGATACGGTGCCGCCCGCGCCGCCCATCCCGCCGCAGGTTATCGCCAAAAAGAAGCCGTCCTTTGTGTTTAGTGACGATGCCTGCGATCAGTTGATGGATGAATTGAACGGTGAGAAGATACCGCAAGTAACGCCGCTTATCAATCCCTATAACTTTCTGCACAAGTTCGGGGGCTTTGCTTATATTATGGTTCCCGGTAAGGTGATGTATGCAGCGTCCTATCCGGGTGGATCAAAGACCATTGGTGCAGAAACGGGCTGGACAGCCTATCAACGGCAAGGGATTAACAGTGTTATTTATAGTCCCGAGTGGATTGATAAAAACAGTCAAGCGCAAGAGATGACATCCCGCGCCGTGCAACGCAAGGGGGGACCAGACTTTCAAGCTCAAATGCTCCACAAGCTCTATCTAGTTGAAAAAGCCAATGGCGTAATCAATGGGGCAGGGCGCAAGCTGAGCCAGGACGCATTAAATAAGGCGATTGTCTCTGCTATTGAATTAAAACAAATGCCGGGAAAATTGTTTTACCTGGATACACCGGGATTGTCGGTGGAAAAGTTATGTGATGAGGTGCGATTAACTTGTGATGTGGCAGTGGAAATGGGCTATCCTATTCAAGCGGCATGGTTCGATTTTGCGCAGCTTCTTTGGTTAGATACCGCGACAACTAGCGGACGTATCTGGATTGAAACGGCAATAGGATTAATAAAAACGGTTTGCCGAGAGAAGAACTTAGTCGGTTTTGTTACCTCGCAAATGCGGAAAGGGGATGCCCAAAGTGCAAAAGATGGCGACCGATTGGAATCCGATCAAATGCAATTCCTGTCTGACCAGCAAGCCAATCTCGTTTTAATGTTTGTTCCTAACATTGTGGATGATCGAGAAGTTCTTGATAGTAATGGCAATCCGCGTCTCCGGGCGCGAATTGTCAAGGATAGTCTGCGGGGGCCGTCATCAGAATTTTTCATCTCGTGGGACCCCAAGCGGTTGACCTGGCTGGATTCCAAAAGCAGTACGGCACACGAGATGCCACGTATTCATCGTTCGAATGTGGGAGGGTAACCATGAACAACACCCGCTTTGCGCCGCCCATCATCACCGCGTTACTGAGCCACCAGGAAGTGGAACGTTTTATCGTTGACGGCACGGTGCTAACGGTTTGGGAAGATGAGGTAATGGACATACTAGACCAACGGTGGTTGCTGGTGGTGTGCGAACACAACGGCCAGCGGGAAGTCACTAGTTGGACATTTCTGGAGCGAAACGCATGACGATGGGCGCGGCGGTATTTTACGGGTTGTGTATCGGGGCGGTAATCGTGCTGCTGGTGTTGGCGTGGGCGTTACGGGAGAGTGACCATGTGTGAGCAGTGGAGCGACCACGATTTTACTGTCGAAGGTGGCAAAACCGCCATTACCCAGGACGGCGCGGGCTACCGCTGCTATGCGCTGCGGCTGCGCTGTGCGGTGTGCGGCTACGAAACCACCGACTACCACTTTCGCAAGCTGGCGGCGCACGAGATGGAAGCCCGCCCGAATCGGGGGCGACCGCGCAAGACGCTGGCGGCGTATTTGCGAGAAAGGGAACCACGATGTTGAGCTTACCGGTGGTTAGAATGCCGAAACATTTACAACTTGACACGCACACCGGGCGAAAGTATGGTATACTATGGATAGTGAGCAGGCGACGGCCTGGGGTGGTTTCCTTACCTTCCACCCGTACTCACTATCCTCTATCGAAGGTAAGGGATAGCGAAAAGGTAAGGAACAATGACTGAGCAACAAAACCCAACTTCAAACGAAACAACCGCATACGGCTACGGATGGAAGGCGCTTGATCCAACGGGCTGCACCTATTACGATGGGCAGGAATACGCCTACATTCTGCCGCGACCGGGTGAAAAATGGGGGCCGGTGAATGTGCATCCTGAACCAGCACAATCGGATGGACAGGATTGCGGAGTGGGGCGCTTTCACGTGCATAATCGCCCGACCTATTTATACGGGCCGCCCGCGTGTTGGCTGTGGTATGTGCGCTACCCCTTGTCTGCTGTTGTAGGGCAATCGGACGAAAAAACCGGTGTAACACAATTGCAACTGCGGCGGGTATCGCGTAAAGCATTTAACCGAATGATTCGCTTGGGATGGTTGGCAGGGGCGAACTTGCGGGAGGCGAACTTGCGGGAGGCGAACTTGCGCGGGGCGAACTTGCGGGAGGCGGACTTGCGCGGGGTGAACTTGTGGGAGGCGAACTTGGAGGGGGCGAACTTGCGGGAGGCGGACTTGTGGGGGGCGGACTTGCGGGAGGCGAACTTGCGCGGGGCGAACTTGTGGGGGGTAAATAATTTGGATAGAGCTTATGGGGTTAGTTCGGATATTTTGACCGCATGGAAGGCGGCAGAAAATGAACACCAAATATTCTAAATTAGTGAGGAGAAAAAATCATGCAACAGTGGGTTATCGAAAAATGCAACGACGAAGGACGGCAATTGGTCTGGCAGACGTACAGCAACATCTTGTGCGGAAAAAAGCGCGGCGAAATGCAATTCCGCGACCAGAGCGCCACCTATCACCAACGCCTCGCACAGGATACCGACGATCTGAGCGGCGTGCCGGGGGTGAAGTTGGGGCAATTGATTCGCCCTCAGGTGATGTCCAACCGGTAGACAATACGGCGCTCTTTATCGAAGTCATCAAACAAGCGGAAGCCGTTGCCGTGATTGGTGTTGGTACGTGTCAATACAATCTGGACACCGACCGCTTAGAACCGCTACCGGGTGATGCGAAACCGGTAGACTTTCGGGCCTATCTGGAAAAGGCGTTTCAGTACAGCAAGCGACAGGTGCATCCCGGTGATTGTGTGCAGGTGATTCGGTGGGGGTGTGGGCGTGTCGAAAGTATCGAGGGCGGGCGCGTGAAAGTCCGCAATACGGAGTTTGGCGCAACGGGGGCGGTGATTTACGCCCCCTATGCCCGGTGCAAGAAGTTGGGATAAATTTGGGATAACGGAGACTATCATGTTTCGTAATGCGTTTGTTTTGGGGATGGTTACGGCATTTGCAATATGTCATTTTTCGGCGTTAGTATTTCCGATTCCACCGAACGCGCTTTATCATGCCCTGGCTGCATTGCTCTTTTCGATTTTAGGGGTGGGGCTGTGGTTTAAGTGGTTCTACACCTCCATAGGTCAGGGTAAGTAGGGATAAATGCATGGACTATGAATCGCTGGTCACATTGGGGCAGGCGGCGGCAGAGGTGCATAATAGCAGCGTGTGGGCATTGGGGACGTATGCCCGCGAAGCGCAAGCGTTAGGCTACACCCTCAACGAATACGGCGCGGCGGTGGGCAAGTCCGGCAGTCAGTTGTCGGAATACGCCTGCATGGTGGAATATTATCAGGTGGATCGCCATCTGAATGCGGCATTGAATGAGCGCATTTGGGAATTGAAACAAACACACCTGTGCTACACCCTGTTCCGTGATGCCAAAAAACTTGGAGTCGTGTATCAATCGGTGTGTTTTTTGGAACGCTGTCTGAGTGAAGGATGGTCGGTGGACAAGGCGCGGGCGGTGTTGGCGGACATCAAAGCGGGCAAACCGGTCATTGAAATGTGGACTGCCTGGGAAGGCATTGACCTGGATAGTCTGAGCGCCCGTGACATCGCTTCCCATGTTGAACAGCATATTCGTGCCTTGCGACAAGCGGGGCATCAGGTACGGATTAAAGTCTATGGCGTAGGGGAACGGGTGACGGCAACATGAAAACACAGGATTTTGATGGTGAAATTTTAGCAATGGCAGTCGATCACTTTCATGATGCATTACGCAATCGCATGGCATTAATTCAACAAATTGAACGCGACCTGGAATCGCAGTCTGCCAGATTATTTACTGTTCCTGATATAGATACACAGGCGATTGACAATGCAACTTACAGCATTGAAAAGGCTTTCCGGCAAGTTTGCATTGCGGCGCGGTGGTCGCCTTTTGAAGTGAATACTAAGCGTGAGGCGGCGATGGGCAAAATACTCCAGGAGTTAAAAACGATGGAGTGGGGCAAATTGGAAGAGTGATAGCATGACCGATATTAGCCAGTATATAGACGTGGAACAATTGCAGGCGCTGCGTCAGAAACCCACCCGCGCCCCTCGCCAGCAGCAACGGGTTGTGTGGCTGGATGGATACAAGTTTAATCTCACCGAGGCGCACCGCTACAACGAATTGAAAACCGAAGTTTACGCCGGGTTGATTGCCTTTCTGACGGTTCACCCGCCCCTGGTAATCCAGCGCAAAGGTCAAGACGCACACGGCAACGTCTTTAAGCGGCGGGTCTATACACCGGATTTTATTTATCGCAATACGGCGGATGGGCAGTGGGTTGCAGAGGAAGTCAAGGCCACCCGCTACACCAAAACCGGCAAGGCACGCCCGGTCACAAATGAAACGTTTGGCTATCGGTGGGACATGGCGCGGGCGCGGTATCGCAGAATTGCGTTTCGGATTATGCTAGGCTAGGGAGGTAGAAAGGCTCTTCTCTAAATGGTAAAATCAATTTGGTTATTCAAAGATCGCGTAACAATTAATCTGGGGTTTTTCCCACAATGGGATATGTCTCAGATGCGATTGATCGATGGTCATTATAACCACTGGCGTTTGGGTGATCGCTGCTTAGATATGACGCTTCGGATTTGGCGTTTTGATTTCAATGTATGTATTTGGAATATGCCATTTCAAAACGGGAGATACTATCCCGACGATTATGACGGTTGATAGAATGCGCGTCCTGTAAACACCCCCACTCCGCCCCGGCGGAGTTGTGTTTTCTAACGCCGTATGCTACACTACACAAAACGCAGGCGAAGCCGCCCTCTCTTCCCCCAGATTTGCCGGTTTCGTCTGCGGATGGCTGATGAGAATAAGGAGCGCTGATGGCTGCCAGTCCCACCATGATTGCAGAAAAAGTAACATTAGATCGGGCCGCCCTACGCGGCAACTTGTTTCCCCGTGTAACCGAATTAGGAATAGGCTATATCGATAATATCATTCAGGCGATTGAATTATTGGGAATAGCGGAAACCCAGAAATACCTGCGTATTTGTGATGCCGAGCGAGAAGTCATCCATCGCATTGCCGCCGGGGAGCGTATCCATGGGCATAAAAAAATCACCATCATTGCGCGTCTGGCCTCCACCCCAACGCAGAAAGTTAGTCGGGAAGATGTGCTCAAAGTGTTAAGATAATATAAGAATATAACTTGATAGTTGACAAAGTATTTAGAAACGTGCTATTATGCTAAACAGGTGTAGTAGATGAAATAGGTACTGCTGCACTGTAGAGTTTTTCTATTTCCTTTTCCAGCGAAGCGCCACTGCCAGCGGGGTGTGTGGCGTTTTGCGTTGTGTGGGCATCTATGGCGCGGGGGATGCATTCCCTTTCTTGTTCGTATGATCGTGATTCAGGAGGAAAAGCGGCTCCTGCGTCACATGCGACCCAAATTTTACCCGCGCCTAAACTTTCTGAGGATGTATGGCTGACGTGATGCGAAAGACCCGCATTGCCGATTACACACCCGACCCGGAAAACGCCAATATCCATACCGAGCGCGGTACGCGGATGCTGGAGGACAGCATCGCGCAAGTTGGGTTAGGGCGCTCAATTGTGGTGGATAAAAACGGCGTTGTCATTGCCGGGAACGCCACGCAGGAACGCGCCATTGACCAGGGCTTTGAGAACGCCATCGAAGTCGAAACCGACGGTAACGAATTGGTGGTTGTGCGGCGCAACGATTTGGACTTGCTGAACGACCCGGAACATCGGGCGCGGTTGGCGAGTATCTTAGACAACCGGGTCAGCGAGGTCAGTCTCACGTGGTCGCCCGAAGTGTTGGACAGCTACCGCTTGCAGGGCGTGCCGCTGGATAAGGCGTGGACACCGGTGGAGTTGGCAGAAATTACCACGCCGGTATTTGAAGCCGACATTGACCTGGACGCAAAACCCAATCCGCGCCAGTTGCCGATTGATGTGATCTTTACTTATGATGCTTTATATGACCCTGCTATGACTATGGCTATCCGGGCGGGATGGTTGGCAGGAACCCAAAGCACACAAAAAGAAAGCGGCAAGCCGCATTCCTCTGTTATTCAGGCTGAGCGATGGAATTGGTTGTTTGATTTACAATTTATTGATAATGACTACTTCAATTATGACCATGAAAAGCATGTTGATTGTGTGCAAAAGTTTCACCCTAAATATTGCACGGTTATGGATGTCATGACTGAGGCGCAATGTCAAAAGGATAATATCACATATTACCCTTTGGAACATATACTAGACTGGGCGGAAGAGTTGCGGCAGTATGCCGAGCATGTCATTGTCATTCCGAAATACGATTGTCTGGACAAGATACCCGATTATTTTATGTTGGGGTATAGTGTACCGACTTCGCACGGCGGCACACCGTTAGACCCGGAACTCTTCAAAGGGCGGCGGGTGCATTTGCTGGGTGGTAGTTGGAAAAAGCAACTGGCGTATATGGCGGCATTGGGTGACGATGTTGTCAGTGTGGATAATAACTATATTCAAAAACAAGCTCAGTATGGTTCGTTTGTTTATCCTGATGGACAATCTGGAAATTTAAGTGAAGATTTAGAGATTAAACCTAATAATCCTATGTATGTCGCATTGGCTATTTCTCTTGGAAACATCGGAGCAAAAGTCAATGAATTGTACAGCGGGGGTATATCGCCGCCGTCTGATAATCAGGCTGTCGCAGTGACCAGCCTTAAAAAACAAGGAGCAGAAACATGGAGAACCACCGCTTAAATACCATCGTGATGGTTTGTGTGGCCTATGTTGCCGCGCAGATATTCGCCGACATTACCAGTCTACGGATTGTGCTGTTTGCCGGGTTTAGCATGGATGCCGGGACACTTGTCTATCCGTTCACGTTCACCTTACGGGACGTGGTGCATAAGACCGCCGGGGTGTATGTCACCCGCCGGTTAATTCTTGCTGCTGCTGTCATCAACTTACTTATGGCAGGTCTGTTTTCGTTAGTGGCTTCGATGCAACCCGATTTAAGCGTGGGCGAACAGCTTGAATTTGGATTGGTCTTAGCTCCAGTCTGGCGGATTGTAATTGCATCCATCATTGCCGAAGTGACTGCCGAATGGATTGATACCGAAGTGTACCAACTGTGGATACGCCGTGTTGGGTATAACAAACAATGGGGGCGCGTCTTTGCCAGTAATGCGGTCAGTGTACCACTGGATAGCTTGCTCTTCGTTCTGATTGCCTTCGCTGGTGTGATGCCCTGGGCAGTAGTGGGCAGCATCTTTGTGGCGAATGTTGTGGTCAAGGGCGTGGTCAGTGTGGTGTCGATACCCGGTATTTATATGGTGAAAGACCAGAACGAGTTAACAAACACCACTTCATAGGAGTAACATCACCTCATGGTACAATGCAATGCAACGGCCAAGAGTACCGGGGAACGTTGTAGACGACCCGCTGTTTCTGGCAGTACCAAATGCAGGTTTCATGGTGGGAAGTCCTTACGCGGCGCAGCGTCGGCCACCTTCAAACATGGGCGACGGTCTAAACACATGCCCGCCCAAATCGCGGCGCGGTATGAGGCGGCGTTAAGCGATCCAGACCTGGGCGACCTGACTGTCAACATCGCGCTGCGTGAGGCGTTCATCCGGGAGCGGTTGGAAACACTGGACAACGCTCCCGACCCAGCGCATGTGTGGCAGGATATGACGCGCAACCTCAACGCGCTGGAAGTGGCCTACAGCCAGGCCGACAGTGTAAAAATGGCGCAGGCGCTGCGGGCAATGCGCAGTCTCATCTCAGAACGGACACGTTACCATCAAACGCGCAATGAGATTGAGGATGCACTTAGCGACCAGCGGCAGGATATTGTGAGCAAAGAAGCCATCCTGCACAAAGGCGAGAACGCGGTAGCATTGGATAAACTGATGGTCTTTATGGCGCAACTGCACGCGCTGCTGTTAGCCTCCATCAGTGACCGGAAAGAATTGAACGAGGTATTGCATGGGGTTGATACCCTCCTCTCCCTACCAGAACGCACTTCAGAAAGCGTGGTGGAACACACGCCAGCGGGTAGCAACGGGAATAGGCCAACCGGATAACATTATCCCCTACGATCTACCTGTTGCACGGGGCGGGGTCGCGCAGCTCTTTGGAAACTATACCCATGAAATCATTCTGTCAGGGCCTTTTAACACCGGCAAGACGTATGGCGTGCTGGCGTGGTTTCATTGGCGCATGTGCCAGACACCCAATGCTAAGGGACTGTGGGTACGCAAGACCTACAACAGCTTGATCGGTTCGGCCTGTGAAACGTATGAGCGAAAAATCCTGCCTTACCCGCCAGGGCATGACCAATCGCACGTCAATGCGTTTGGTGGGGAACGTCCGCAAAAGTACCAGTACAGCAACGGCGCAGAGATTGTGTTGGGTGGATTGGATAACCCGGAAAAGTTTCTGAGCGCCGAGTTCGATTACATCTACATCAATCAGGCTGAAGAAATCAGTCTCTCGGCTTACGAGATGTTAACGGGGCGCTGTGATGGTCGGGCGGGTAATACCGACCAACCGCAGATTATGGGGGATTGCAACCCCTCCTATCCAGGGCATTGGATACAGACCCGGCATAGTTCCGGCGAACTGCTATTTTTGGAACAATTGCATAAGCACAACCCACTTATCTATACCGAGGACGGCCAATTAACCGAACGCGGTCAAAGCATCATGACCAACCTACGCACGTTAACGGGTGTGCGGCGCAGTCGAGGTCTGGATGGGTTATGGGTAGCGGCTGAAGGCGCGGTCTACGATAACTTCAGTTTTAGTGAGAATGTCACCGACGCAGCGGAGTACAACCCCGACTTACCTGTGTATTGGGGAGTTGACGATGGGTATGCTGAGGGCGCGGGCGTAGGCACACCAGGGCATCACCCGCGCGTGGTGGTGTTGGCACAACAGCGGGGGGATGGTGGCTTTAATGTCTTTGCTGAATACTATCGCACGCTACAATTACCAGAGTCCACTATTGCTGAAATACTGAGTTGGCCTTATGCACCGCCGGAGTTGGTCATGGTAGACAGTAGCGCCGCCGAACTGCGCCGCCGGTTGGTCGATAACAATCTGTTCAATGGCGCTGGAACACATCCGGTAGCCGATGGAATAAAGGTGGTACGCCGCTATATCTGTGATGGTAATGGTGTGCGGATGCTGCATATTCACCCGCGCTGCGTCAATTTGATTCGTGAATTGCAATCCTACCGCTACGATGACAAGTTTACCAGTAGCACAGCGGGCGAACCGAAACCCATGAAATTGGACGACCATACCGTTGACGCGCTCCGCTATCTGCTGTTTAACTTTCGCTAGAGGATAAGATGCCGTATTCGGAAACGAAATTAATACAACTGGCACGCAGTCAGAGCGTCCAGAAGAAACCCAGTGTCAAGGATGGAACCGGGGCCGGTGCCATGTTGCATATGCTTGGTTCCGAATATTGGCGCGGCCCGCTGTTAGCTCCCGTTGGCACACGAAAACGGGAATGGGCGTTGCATCAGTACAGTATTCATGATTACAACACCCTGTTTAAGTCGGGGGTAGCGGTCACGACCAAACGCCTTATCAGCACGCCCTGGGAGCTAACCGGCCCAGACAATGCTGTTGCATTGTACCAGGACGTGCTATGGAACGCCTGCTTTGGGGGCGGGTGGGATATGTTCTTGTCGAAGCTCATCAAGGACTATACCCGCTGCGATGCCGGGGCGTATGTGGAATTGATTGGCACTCGCAATGCATTGGGTGAACTGGTCGGGCCGGTACAGGGGATAACCGTATTGGATAGCCTGCGCTGCTATCCCACTGGCGACCCGGAATACCCGACGATTTACATGGATATTGAAGGTACATTGCATCTGATGCATATGAGTACCGTCAAGCGCATGGTGGATATGCCGGATAGCTATGAAGCGGCGTATGAATATGGCGAGTGTGCCTTAAGCCGCTGCATTGCCCCGGTGTGGCGTGACATCCTGATGAACCGCTATGTTGAGCAAACGCTGGATGACAACCCACCGCCCGGGATTATGATTTTTAAGAATATCAGCGAAAAGAATTTGCAAGAGGCGTTTGCCAAGCTTGACCGGGATAGGTCAACCGACTTCGGCAGTAAATGGGGGAATGTCATTCGCTTGTATGGTCTGATGGCCGACAGCACCCCGGAAATTGTCAGCGTCCCCTACAGTACCACGCCAGATAAGTTTGATTACGTGGCATACAAGGAACTGAATGTTAAAGAGATTGCGCTGGGCTTGGGTGTGGACATTCAGGATTTATGGGAACTAACCGGCAATAATATGGGAACCGCCACTCAGAGCGAGGTGTTGGAACGCAAGTCCAAAGGGCAGTTATTAGGCACGTTGTACAAGTCGATTGAACGCCTGCTGAATCAGGCGCTGCCAGTGGAGTTGGAATTTAGCTTTGCGTACCGTGATCCCGAAGAAGACCAACAGGTTGCCGACAAAGCCAGTACCTGGACAACAACGGTTCTCTCATTGGACGGCACGTTGACGAAAGACGAACAGCGCCGGTTATTGGCGAATCAAGTTGAGGCGATACGGGATGTCATTACCGACGAACAAGGGCAGGTTATTCGTTTGGATGATAGCGACCCGAAAACACCCGCCCAGGCGCAACCGCAGCCGGTAGGGGAAGCCCCGCCACAAGAAGCGATTGCCGATGATACCGGCGAAGTTGAAAAAGACCTGGCTGCTACCCGGATGGCGTTCAAACAGCAATTTATTGAACTGGTGACGCAAGTCCAACAAAAGTATCTCAGCCCCGCCGCCGCCCGTCCTGCCCTACGTTTGGCGCTGATTGAAGCCGGGGCGCAGGCGTACAAAGATGGCTTGCAAGAGGGCGGCGTGGTCTTGCCTGAACTGGATGACGACGCGCGGCATACCCTGAGTGTGTGGCGGTCTAAACAAGCCCCCTTCCTGAATCGGTTTGTTAAGGAAATCTTTGAACGGGATATTCCCCTTAAAGAAATTCAGACCCGTGCGGAATTGTGGGTCAACAAGTCCATCAACCCGATGTACTTCGAGGGGTTGGGCGCGGCCAATGCACAGCAGCGGTATATGTGGGTAGTCAACCCACTAAAAGAACATTGCCCAACGTGTCTGAGATTGAATGGGCAAATTCACCGCATGAAGGATTTCACCAAGCGCAACCTCTTGCCGCAATCTCCAGCGTTAATCTGTGGGGGTTGGCAATGCGGGTGCAAGCTCATTAAAACGGATAATCCCGCGCGCGGGCGGTTGCGCAGTGTGCGCTACGTGAGGGGAAGGGCATGATGCCATCATCGTCAATTGTATTCAAAGCCAATGACCTGCGTTATATGTTTCTTATTTCCAGTAACGCCTATAAAGACCGGGCGAATGACATCGTATACGAACGCGCCTTAAAAGAATATGTGGAGCATTTCAAACCGCAACCGCATTTGTTCTGGCATGGAGGCGAACCAATAGGCGAGATTATCGCAGCGAAAATGATTGGCCCGTTCTTAGTGGAGATAAGTCGAGAATTGCCAGATTCTATTGTCAATTTGGCACGTGACGATGACGAGCCACCGATGTACGTATCCATTCGTAAAGTTTGGAATGTATGGGAAAATGCCTCTATAGCATGGGGCGCGAGTATTGGTTTCTATGCGTCAAAGGTTGATAAGTGGTTACATTCCTTTAGGCGTATTTATAAAAAGGAAACATCCTCTTTGCCGCTCAATAAGGCGGCGAACAGCCTTACACCTACGTTTGTGATTGGAGGTCAAAACATGAGTGAGGCAATCAAGAAAGACCGCCGCAACCTATGGAAGCAACTGTTTGGGAAAGAAACCAGCAGTGAATTGGAAGCGGCGATGGAGGGCGTGCGGGCCGTGCTGGATAAGGGCGGCGTGCAGCGCAAAGAGTTAAATATGAAAGTGGTCAAGGGGTTAGTTGAGGATATGCAAGCCCGAATTATGGAAATCCTGGGCGAACTGACCGACGATGAAACCAAAAAGCAGGCGTTAGCCAATACCATCGCAGCGGAATTGATGGGAACGGCAACGGAAGTCGTTGACGAAACCATGCCGGTGGAAGAGATGCAAGAGGACGAGGACGAGGAACAGATGCCCATGCAAATGATGGAACTGGCCGAGCAGGTCAAGGCGCTGGCCTCCGAATCCAATGACGTGCAGGAAGAGATGAAAGAACTCATTCCGGCGTTTATTGAGATGACCGGCATTGTCAAGGAACTGGCACCATTGGCCGCCAAAGCGCAGGAATTTGACGCGCTGGTCGGGCGTATGGAAAAGATGGAAAAGCTCATGGCACTGGCACCGCGTCCAGCCTCAACGGATAAAGCGACAGTGATCAAGAGCGCTGAAGTCAAAGCGGAAATTGATGAGGGTCTGCGCGGTACCAAGAAGGTGCTTGGCGTGGAAGTGAAGGAGTAAGCCAATGGCTGAAAAACAGTACACCATACAGGAACTAAAAGAACTGCGTGAGGCGTTGGCTTACGAGGAAAAGCACGACCCGGCCAGCACCACGCTTTACACCCCCACCTTGCAAGGCCCGTTCCAGGGCAGCACGACGCAATTTGGGTTATTCACCTATCCAGGGGTACGCCCGGAACGTTACAGCGCGATGGCACGGCCTTACAGCTTTGCTCAGGCGTTGGGCGCGCCCATGCGCAGCGAGTTCTACGAAGAACTGCTCTCCATCTTCCTGGGGCAATCGACAGCATCCGGCACCAATGCCGCCAATGCTTGCGGCAACCCGCCGGAAGTGGGTTATGGCAAAGAATGCAAGCAAGCGTTTTATTGGGGTCAATACCACATTAAAACCGAACTGAATGCCATCCCTGAAATTGGACAATTGCGTAACCGTTCCGATATTCCGGGCAGTGTGCTTCCTGGCTTTACGAACCCGGAAATGCGCAATCCGCTCGTACCAGACTTGTTTTACCGTCTGGGTTCAGATACCCGTTCGCAGTTACAGTATGAACTGTGGCGACTGGGAACCGAATTTGAACGCACGATTGATGTGGTAGCGATTGCCGGGGATAACACGCAGGCGTATACCGCCACCGAACACGGATGGACAACCGAGTTCACCGGTATCGATAGCATGATTAAAACCGGCTACACCGATGTCAAAACCTCGCAGGTATGCGCGGCAATGGATAGCGTGGTCATTACCTTTGGGGCCGATGTTGGCGCAACCATCCCCAGTGAGCCGGCAGCTTCAGCACGGAACATCACCGTTGCGATTGCCGAACTGGTACGGGCGGTCAAGAACCGGGCGCGCAAGATGGGCTATGGCCCGAATGTGACCTGGTACTTCCTCATGCGTGAAGAGGCGTTCCATCGGGTGGTTGAGGAATACAGTTGCTCCTATGCGACCTATCGTTGCACCAGCACCAATGCCGGTCAACCGTTCAACTCCGATGTGACGGCAACCAATGCGTTGCGTCTGGAAATGATGGCCGGTCAATACCTGCTGGTTGACGGCGTACCGGTGCCGGTGGTCTTCTCGGAAGGGATTCCACAGACCAATAGCAACGGGACATTCACGAGCGACATTTACCTCATTCCTGATACCTGGAACGGAACGAAACTGACCTACCTGCAATTCTTCCCGATGGATAACCAGTGGGCAACGGAATTTCGCACGTTTGCCGATGCCGACGATATGGCGATCCTGAATAACGGGCTGTGGATTGCCGGGGTCAATTCGACTGGCCTGTGTAAGGAATACGAGTTCCTATCCAAAATGCGGCTAATTATGGAAACCCCATTCCTGGCCGGACGACTGGATAACGTGTCCTACTACTTCACCACCGAAATTCGCAACGCGCTGCCGGGTAGTTCATTCTTCGCGGATGGCCCTGGTAACACATTGTACAAGCCATAGAGTGGTAGTTGTCACGCGAATCAAAATGCGGTATAATACAAAGGAGCGGGGGGTTATCCCGCTCCTTCTGACAGCCTAAGAGAGTAGGCCATCACCATGAATGATACTTCAAATCAAACCATCTTACAACTTATTGCTACCGCTGCACTTAAGGATAAGGAACTTAAGCAGGCGCTCTTAGAGTATATTGGGAGCGCAACGAAAGAGCTAACACAGACCAGTGATTGGCGCGAGGTTTGGTGGCAGGAAACAAAAACCCCACGTGTCCATGTAGATGAAGATCGCATGGATATGCATACTGGCATGACAGCGAAGCGTCTGGATGTCTATGTCTATATGCGAGTGGAATATTCCGAATCACGGTTTGTTGCTAAAACAATAGCCTTTCTTACGGGGGTACCCTTTAGCGAGCGGGATGAATGGCACATTGATAATATTCCTATGTTGTTTTCTCTGAGTAAGCCTTTTTGGACAGCGGTTCATGATGTAACTGATTATGCCGATGCTATTCGTTGTGGACAAAGCGATTGGACAAGTATTCTTGTTGAATTTGAAAATATAACCGAATCTAAAGACATTGAGCCAATAGATGAGTGATGTCACCGTCCTGATACCCTACGCGCCCGAACACGCTGCACTGATGAAACGGGCGACTCATTCGGCGCAGTTGCAAAGTTATCCCTGTGATGTTCGGGTAATGGAAGATACCGACCATCGGGGCGCAGGCTGGACGCGCAACCGATTGCTAACCCAAGTCACCACCGAATACGTATTCTTTCTGGACGCAGACGACTGGCTGGAACCGAACTGTATGCAGCGTTGCCATAGCGCAATGCCTGCGAGCGGGTATGTGTACACCGATTGGTATGTGGATAACGCGATCCGCCCCGCCCCGGATAAGGTGTGGTGCAAACCGGATACATGGCACCTGATTAGCTGCCTGTGCCGTACCGATGATGTCTTGCGGGTAGGCGGTTTTGATGAACACTTAGATGCATTAGAAGATACGGATTTTTGGCTCAAAATGAATGTTGACGGGGTATGCGGGCAACGTGTCGCCGCCCCGTTAGTGCATTACAGCGGCGCGGGGTTGCGCTCCCAACAAGCGCGAGCATCGGGACGCGAAAGGCACATTAAACGCTTATTGATGCAGCGGTATGGAGGATTACCGGTGGGATGTTGCGGGCAAGCGGAAATTAACCAGAGTTTACCTGAAGGCGAAAAGCAACCGGGGGATGTCCTGGCAATGGCGTTGTGGAGTGGCAATCATGTCAAGCGCGGGTTACGTACCGGGCGACGGTACCCACGTATGAGTTACCCGCGTACCACCTGGATGGCGCAAGAGGATGTCAAAGCGGATTCACGTAATTGGCGGTTGGTTCCTAACACGCCTATCCAATCGAATGGGCAACCGAAAGCCGCCGCCGAATATCAGAATGTCGAGGGTTTCGCGCAAGCGGCCATTGACGCGGGGATGCTGAAGCCACCGCCAGAAATGCCGGTGTGGGAAGAGACTACCGATTTACCAAGCAACTACAAACTGTTGAATGGCGACAAGCTGCCAGAGTTTGAAGTCCCGCAAAGTGAGATTGCGCCGGACTGGGTGCGGTTGGTGGAGTTGGGAGCGGCGCGATATGAATGACATTCTGTTAGTAAACAAGGATATTCTCGAAAACATTGAAGAAGTCCGGTGCTTCAGGTTTCAGTCTAAGGAAACATATGTAATTGTAGCAGACAAGTCTGTTCCGATAGATATTGATACTGCTAAGTATGCAATTTGGCTATGGTTGAATAAGGACATTGAAGCTAATGCAGACTGACACTTTGGCGATTACCCATGCCTACGCTGTTATTTTGCAAATAATTCAAACTGTACACCCCGATACATGGTGGCTCATCAACACAGAGCGTTTGGATTACGCCTTAAGCAATCAAGATGTCTATGTTCTCCAAACTGAACTTGAAAATTATCAGGTATGGGTTCGGGGAATTGAAGATGCTAAAAATTACTATCTTGATGGGCGAGAAGCGTATGCAGAAGCGGTAAAATTGGCTATGCAAAGGTTGAATAATGCAGACTGACATCACCCTCTCCATCATCACCGGCACGATTAACCGGCTTCCAGGCTTGCAGCGCATGATTGCATCGGTACGTGAAACTGTACCCGAAACCCTGCGTTATGAATTTGTCATTGCCGATAATGGCAGCACCGATGGCACGCCGGAATGGATTGAACAGCAATCCGATTGTCGTCTGATTCAGTTGGGCGAAGCCGTTGGCGGTGTGAAAGCCCTTACCGAAGCCGGACACGCGGCACGGGGTAAGTACAGTCTCATCAGCACCGACGATACCGCCTTTCCACCCTATAGCATTGTCAGAGCGATCAGTTATCTCGAAACCCATCCCGATTGTGGCGCGGTGCAATTTGAAGATCACATTCTGGATGATTACGATCTCCAGGTGATGTACGACCAAGACGGCGCGGGGTTTCTGGCGCTCTATCCGCAGGTGGGCATGGTCAGGACATGGCTTGGTAACAAGTGTGATTGGTGGGGTGGGCGCACGCTCATGCAGGATTGTTGGACATACGCAGGCGATAACCATTTGGGTTATCAAATCTGGATGCGTGGCTACACGGTGGATAAAGTTGAGGGTGTAGACAATATCGCCTATTATGTTGATGACGATGTGAGCCGCCACCAGCGCAGCGTCAACCCACTAGATCGCAAGACACGCGAAACCCATTACGGACACCCTAAACGGCCATTCCAGCGCATTTTCTATCCGGGCGAACCGCAAATTGACAACCCGGATAAAGAAGAATTACGCATTCTGTTTTTGAACGATTACATTCGGCGTGTTCCCCATTGGCGGACGGCAAAACCGGCGTTTAAGAATGCAGTAGCCGATTGTGGCATTGCCTGGGAGCATTTGATTAAAGACGATCCCGATGTAGCGGAGAAAGTGACCCGCGCGGCCTGGGCCTTGCAACCGCATTTGATTTTGAGCAATATCCACAACCCGGAATTATTCAGTCCAGCGGATGTCCGGCGGATTCGCAGCGCGGCCCCGCTTGCCATCTGGCTCAACTGGATTGGCGATGTGTGGCCGAAATACCATCTTGAATCGCCCTGGATTGAAGTTTGGCGGGAACTGGATGGCTTATTGGTCGTCAATGCCGACATGGTGGAAGCCTGCGGTAAGATAGGCATCCCGGCGTATTACTGGCAAGCGGGGCCGGAAGAATTTGAAGACCTGCCCGAGATGCCCAGTTACGACGTGGTGTTTCAGGGGAACGGACATCGCAGACCGCAAAAGTGCGGACAGCGTATTAAACTGTACCATGCTTTGCGCAAGATGGAAGATGAGGGCGTGAGCGTGGGGATTTACAGCGAGGCCGGTTTCCCGCGCAGCGAGGGCAATACCTTCTGGCATTTTGACCAGACGCAAAGCCTGAACACTAACGCCAAGCTGGTTATTTCCGATAACGAATTTTGCGCGGCGGGGTATGCCAGCAAACGGATATTCGACATCCTGATAACCGGCGGCGGCATGTGCTTGCATCAGCAGACCCAGGACTGGGATAAACTGACCGGTCTGAAGGATGGCACGCATTATGTGGCGTGGAAAGATTACGACGATTTGCAGGCCAAAATTCGCTACTGGTTGAAACCGGAAAACCAAAAGCGGCGGCGGCAAATTGCGCGGAATGCGCGGCGGGCGGTACTGAAGCACCACACCTACCCCGCACGGATGAAAGAACTCTTGACTGAGGTTATCCCGATGGCAGCGAAAGAGGCGGCCCGTGTTTAAGGATACCACCCTTATTTTCGCTCCCCACATGGATGACGAGGTTCTAGGCTGTGGCGGTTTACTGAGCAATGGCAGCGGTCAACAGCACGTGCATTTTTTGACCAGCTTGCATCCCGTTGCGCAAGAAGCCAGTCGTATTGAATGCGAGTTGGTATCCGAAACCAATGGGCATACGATTAGCTATGACCATTTCCCGACTAACCATCTGCATACGCTGCCGATAACGAAGCTCATCAGCACGATGGAAGCTGTGATTAACCGAGTATGTCCTGAAACGGTACTCCTGCCCTTCCCTGATTACAATCAAGATCATCGCACGGTCTACGAAGCCGGGTTAACGGCGTGCCGTCCGCATGACCAAAACCATTATGTGGATAACGTGCTGTTGTATGAGATGCCCTGTACCCATCAGGGCGGGTATGCAAAGCCGTTTCGTGCGGATGTGTTTCTGCCGATAAATGTTGAGGCAAAAGTGGCATTATACGAGTTGTACACGTCCCAGGTGCGCAGCCATCGCAGTTGTGACGCGGTACGGCACATAGCCGGATTTCGTGGGATGCAATCGCGCAAGCAATTTGCAGAGGCGTTTCAAGTGGTGAGGGTGACGCTGTGAATGTGACATTGTTTGACATTGCAGATTATTTAGGAAATAGAGCTATTCAAAAATACAAACCATTAGGCAAACTTTATCCGATAACGCGCCCCATGCCCTTAGATACTGCTACGCGCGGCGCGATTACGTTTTGTCGTGCCGATTTACCCAATGCACGACAACGGGTACAGAATACCGCCTCGGAAGTGATTATTGTACCCAATACGAAATGGATTAATGATATTGATAATAAAGGATTGCTGGTAGTCAATGATCCTTACGCTTGTTTCATTGACGTGTGCCGTCATTTCTTTCCATCCGATACGCGCCGCGAAATTCACCCAACGGCGGTCATTGCTCCCGGTGTTGTCATCGGGCAGAATGTGAGCATCGGCGCACACGCCGTCATCCAGCACGCCACGATAGGGGACAACGTAACCATCTATCCCGGCGCGGTGATTGGCGCGGACGGCTTTGGTTTTGCGCATGACAACCGCACGGAAGACGGGGCGCTCATTCGTTTCCCACATTATGGGCGGGTCATTATAGAGGATGACGTGGAGGTTGGCGCAAACGCCTGCATTGACCGGGGGACGTTAGGCGATACCATCATCCGCAAGGGTGTGAAGATCGACAACCTTGTACACGTAGCCCACAACGCCGACATTGGCGAACATACCGCGCTGGTAGCGCACAGTATGATTGCGGGCAGCGTGACCATTGGCGCGAAAAGCTGGATTGCGCCGCACGTGGCAATCCGTCAGGGTCAGACATTGGGTAGTCACGTTCTGGCCGGGTTGGGCGCGGTGATTGTAAGTGATGTTGAGGACGATCAGACGGTGATAGGCTTACCGGCAAAGGCGATAACAAAATGACGAACATCCTGATAACCGGCGGTTTCGGCTTCATCGGTGGGCATCTGCTCAACCACTTGCTAAATGCGCCCGTGCGCGAAAATGCCAACCGTCCCACCGTGCATGTGGTGGACAATCTCAGCACCGCGCCGGTACCGGTGGAAACGCTGCTCAGTGACTTGAACTATCCGCAAGGACTCACCTATGACATTGCCGATATATATGAATGGTTGCGCAATGGCACAGGTGACGACTGGGATGTGATTATCCATCTCGCCTCACCTGTTGGGCCTGCGGGTATTCTGAACCATGCCGGGATTATGGCGCACGAGATTATCCGGGATACCGTTGGGCTTATTCAATTAGCCAAACGCTGCAATGCCATCCTGATTGATGTCAGCACAAGCGAGGTATACGGCGGTGGCGATCAAGGCTTGTGTCATGAAACGATGATACGCTATGTTCCTGCTGAAACTACGGTACGTCTGGAATACGCAATGGGCAAACTCGCAGCGGAAACCAGCATCATTAATGAGTGCGCTGTGAATGGCTTACGCGCAGCGATTATTCGCCCGTTTAATGTGGCGGGGGCACGGCAATCGGGGCAAGGTGGTTTTGTTCTACCGCGTTTTGTAGCGCAGGCCATGACAGGACAATCGTTGACCGTCTTTGGGGATGGTTCTCAGTTACGCGCTTTTACCCACGTGGCCGATATTGCCGATGGTATTGTGCGAGTCATGAACAAATTACGTAAAAATGGGAAACGCGGCGAGGTGTACAATCTGGGCAACCCGGACAACCGCATTAGCATTCTGGAACTGGCCGAGCGGGTGCTTGACGTGGTGGGCAGCAATAGCGACATCGTATTTGTTGACGGGCGTACCGTATACGGTAAACATTATGCAGAGGCGGCGGACAAGTTCCCTGATGCCACCAAAGCCATGACGGTGTTAAAATGGAAGCCTGAATATTCTGTGCAGGATACCATTCAAAGTGTGTACAATTACATGATGTTCAGTGAACCGACTATTTTTGAACAGTTAGCGGGGTTTAAGGTCAAGCATCCCATATGGACATAAGCGACATTGTACTGCTATCGGCGGCGGTCTGGTATATCAGTTATTGCCTGACTGCCCTCGACGGCCCATTTGACAGTCTCGTCAAATTAAGATCGCTCAAAATGGGTGGTCTTTTTGATTGTATCTATTGCACGTCTATTTGGGTGGGCTTTGGTGCCATCCTCTTTTGGTTGTATGGCTATGCGGCGCTGCTCTATCCCTTTGGATTGGCCGGGGTGGGGCTGTACCTGCGCAGCTATACCGGGGCGGGGTTGCATGATTAAACAAGAGATTACCGTCACCAGTGATACCAACGATATACGGGTTTCGCGTAAGGTATCCCAGGAGTTGCGTCAATGGCAAGCACAATTAATGCAACGTTTGCGTCAGCAACCGGGAAAACCCAAGTATCCAATTCGCTGGACTTCTGAGCGACAGCGCCGCTTTGTGATGGCTAAATTACGTCGTGAGAATAACTTACCCTATCGGCGTACCGGCGCGTTGGTCAATGCCTGGGATGTGAGCGTTAATGTTCAACAAGTGAGTCGGGTTGAAGCATGGCGTGCGGAGGTTTTAATCTTCCTGGCAAAACTTGGTGTCGGTTCCCTGCCAACTACCCCACCGGCCAGTGTGATTATTGAAGTCAGTAACCCGTCAGATGTTGAACAGTATGTAACGGGCGTAAATCAGCAGGGTTTCCACCAGGATACCGGTTGGTATTATTCGCCTACAATAATCGATAATGCCTTTGTTGAGGTGGAAGGGATTTTAACCAACTTATGACCAACTACACCACCTTAGCCCGCGCGAAAACGGAATTAAAAGCCGAAAGCACGGTAGACGATACCAAAGTGCGGTACGCAATCCAGGAAGTCAGTAAACGTATTGACGCGGTGATGGGAACGCCGCGCCGTCCGTTCTTTGCACCCTATCTGGAACAGCGCGATTTTTATATTGACCCGACGCGAGTGGATACAGGGGATAATACCTTTCTGTTGAACAATCATATCTTGGCGTTTACCGCTGTCACCCGTCAGAGTACCAACTTGACGAGTAGTGTCGAGTTGTACACACGTGGGGAAGAAGTGGCGCAAATGCTGCGCTTAACCAATAGCAGCCTATCCTGGTATCCGCAGGACAATACCGCGCAAAAGAAAATCTATGTGACGGGAACCTGGGGCTATGTACCGGATTACGCCAGCGCCTTTGATAGTGTTGATACCATTCAAGACGCAGGCGGCATTAACGCCAGTGTGACAAGTATTACGGTTGCCGATGCCGATGGCGCAGACCTGGACGGATTTACACCGCGCTTTTCACCGGGCAACCTCTTACAGATTGAAAGTGAATGGTTAGACGTAACCGCCGTCAATACGACGACCAACGTTCTGACCGTCCGGCGTGGCGTGAATGGCAGCACCGCCGCCGTTCATGCTAATGGAACAGCAGTGCAAACCTTCCATGTTGATGAGCGTGTCCAGCGCATAGCCTCACGTCAGGCAGCGCTGTTGTATGTCCGGCGCGGCGCATTTCAGGTGGAAACGCTGGACGGGGTAGGCGTGATTACCTACCCGCAAGACCTGTTAACCGAACTCAAAAACAGTTTAACGGAGTTCATGTATCAATGATGATTCCCATTCAAATTAAACCCAATTCACCCTTGCATCGTCTACGCAAACGGTACGGGCGTAACCGGCGTGAACATATTGAAGCATTGGAACAAACGATTATCGAAACTGAGCGCCAACGGGATGCCGTGCTGTATGAATTGCAACGGCAGCGGCAGATAATTCAGCGGTTACGGTTTCATCTGGAGCATTTGCAATGAGCTATTTAGATGACGCGCTAGACCGTGTGGTGGCGATGCAAAAAGAGGCGATGGCAAGTATCACGAGCGGCAAGTTTGACGCTAAACCCTATTGGCCCTGGTTTCAGAATGATTTCCCTTATATGACCAATCGGCACGGGGCGATGACAGTGGATTACACCAAATACGCGCCCGACATTGAAGACAACCCCGAAACCATCGCCATGCGGTTGGTCGTGGGGCATGTTGAGGAAGGCTACAAAGGGGAAGTGAACGCACGCGCGATTGATTATTACATTGCCCTGCGCGATTACTTTCGCACACACAGCAACCTCATTACCGATGGGACAACCTACGGGGATTACACCAGTTACCCCGATTATTTAGACCCCGACACTGGAGCCTACATTGTTAATCATACGGGGTTGGTTGTGTTCGCCAATACCGGACTGCCTTCGCAGCAGATCGGGTATGAATTGATTTTAGCAATACCGTTTATGCAGTCCGTGTATTAGGACAGGAGACAAACAATGGCAGAGAAAACAATTGCAGCGGGTTTCCGCTACTTGTGGTATGGAGTGGTGGATAGTTCAGGATACTTTATCGGCAGTACCACCACTGCGCCATCAGCGGGCGATCAAGATGGGAGCGGGGTGTTACGGCTGGATGGGGCGCGTACCTTACCTGTGAATATTCCTGAACCGGATAATGTGGTTGTGTCGGGTGATGACGAACCGATGGTCAGCTTCGAATTTGACAGCGAAGACCTGCCCAACGGCTTGTTTGAAGTAGCCCAACGCAACAACACCTTTGACGCGCTTATTCAAGGCACCAAAGTCGAGAGCATTGGCGACATTGAAATGTCGGTGCTTGACCCGAAAGACCGGGAAAGTCAAGCCATGTGCATGTTGCTTTCACGCCGCGCAAAAAGTTGGCTGGCCGGTTCCAAAGGGGTTAAAAAGTGGGAAAACGTTTTTATCCCACGTTGCACGATTAAACCTCTGTTTACAACAGTGGAGCAACGTACCTTTACCCCGTATCAATACGCTATCAATCTGAGTCGTTCGGATCGCAGCGGGTGGTCAACGGTAAGCATCAACTTGCATGGGACAACCGCCGCCTCCATCATGCCCATCGACAGCGATAATCCGCTGTTTATGCAGCGCTTCACGGGGGATGCTGCGGAAACCGGCTTCAATCTGGATTACGCGCCGGTCAGTGGCGCTAAGTCCTACGTTTATGTGAATGATGTCAAACAGACCGTTACCACCGATTACACGGTATCCGGTTCGGTGTTGACATTTGAAGCGGGTAGCACACCCGCCAGCGCCGCAGTAATTGTTGTATTGGCTGAGATTGATGAAAGTAACCTAAGCTAATGAAGATCAAGCATTATACGCCGTTAGCGCGTATGCAACATACCGGCATCTATCGCAAGGGGTTGGACTGGTACAAAGAGTTAGCCGACGACTATCACGTTGACGAAAACCTGCTCTTTTCGGCATTGGTTGATTTTACCGCAATCCCGTTTCGTCTGAATGGGCATACGCCAAAAGGATTGGACTTTGCCTTTGCTACTATGGAAGACGATAGCGAAACGCTGCGCGATAAGTTTGTTGCCTATCTCAATACCGAATCGGTTGACGCATTGGCCGCGATTGAACAAGCCATCAAAGCCTTTGACGCGCCTGTGAATAGCGATACTGCGCCGGATACGCCTAGCGACCCGGAAGCCTGAAGCGGCGGCGGGATTGGCAGCAATCCGTTCTTGCTGCCTTAGCCGACAAAACCCCACCGCCGCAGGATGATTTCGGGTTTCACCATGCCTTACCCGATGTGCAGTTGGCGGTATTCGGCGTGGAGCATTGGCAGGTGTTACCGTTTGCGGGCGGGCTGTTTGACCAACCGGAAACGCTGCTTTGGGATATGATACGCTACATCAACATTCGCAACGGCGTGGAGGATAGCGATGCGATCTTTGCGCCGCCGGATGCTTACGAAGACCAACCCGAAAGTGATGTAAGGAAAATCACACTGTAACCATGCCCGAATCAAAAATCCTGATTAAGTACCAGACCGATAGCGCGGCATTGAATCAAACGCTTAAGGGCGCGCAAGAAGTTGAGAACGCCCAACAGCAGATGATTAAGAACGCGCAACAACTGAATAAGACGCAGGCACAACAAGGCGGCTTTGATGTTGTCTCACGAGATGTAGCCATTTATGGCGACGTGGAAAGTCAAATCCGCACGCTAACCGGCGCGTTGGGGTACATGGGAGGGGAAGCGGGCGCGGCGGCTGAAGGATTAATCAATGTCGGTGCAGAGATGTTTGCTATTCGGGAAGCCGCGCCTAAATTGGTAGCCGGTTTGGGTGACATCTTAGGTGGCCTGAGTGGAGCAGGGGGTTTAACCGGTGCATTGGCTGGGGCTACCACCGGAGCCGCCGCCGCCGCTATTGCATTCGGTGCGGTTGCCCTGGCGGTGGGCGCGTTGATTGTCGTGGTCAACGAGTTGGGCAAAGCCAGCGAAGCCCAGGCCAAACAGATCGGTGCGTTGATTGACAAGACGCGCGAAGTCAATGACGAGATTGCCGCCGGTTCGATTACCCAGGACGAAGCCCGCCAGCGGATTGAAACGCTGAATGCTCAGCGCGAAAAAGAACGGGAACTTCTGGACACACTGGAAAGCACCGAAAAAGAATTAACCGATCAATATGGTGCGTTAACCGGTGTGGTTGGGGTAGTTAATAAACAAATTCCTGAACTGAATGAACAGTTGGGTAAATCCAAAGACCGGATTGCCGACTTTGATGCTGAAATTGCTGTACTTGAAAAAGCATTAGCCTCTGGTCAAATACCCGCCGAGGAAGCCGCAGAAGTCGAGGAGGCATTAGCTACAGCGCGGGAAATAACCGCCGGGGCAACGGATAGCGCCGCGCAAGCGGAACAGGAAGCGGCGCGACAGTATGAAGAGGCGCAGCGGGAACGGGAACGGCAAGCCGAAGAAACGCAGCGGGCCATCGAGCAAGCGGCGGAAAAAGCAGCAACCGCGCAAACCAATTATGCCAATGCCATTGAAGACGCGGCAACCCAGGCACGGCAGGCGGCGCAAGATGCCCGTACCAAGTTGCAGGATAGCCTTACCGATTTGGCAACGGGGGTACAGCGCCAATTAAAAGACAATACTCTTAAAGCACAGCAGGAATTAGCCGACCTGCAAGTGAATCGGTTACGCGACGAAGCGCAAGCGGTAAAGACACACAACCGGGTGATTCGGGATATTATCAAAGATGCCAACCGCTCACAAGAGGACTTGCTGGCCGAGCGCGATTTCCTTGCCGCCGACCAGTTGATTAAATCCACCAAGCGAGAATTGGAAGACCAGGAACAGACGGCAAAAGACGCGCAAAAAGACCGGGAAATTGCCAACAAACAAGCGTTACAGGATTTAACCAAACAGAATGAACGTTTGCGCCAGGAACGGTTACGGGATGCCCAACGGCAACGGCAGGATTTACAGTTGGCAGCGGTTCGGGAGTTGCGCGATATTCAGACCGCCAAACAGCGGCAACTGCAACTGGCAGCCACCGCGCTGAATCGGGAATTGGAATTGGCGCGTCAGGGCATACAAAATAAACTGCAACTGGAAGCCCAGTATTGGCAGCAGTCCGCCGCCCTTATCCCCACTGGCACAGGTGGCGGGGCGGTTGGTGGTAATCAATTAACGAGTTCCATTTTCACCCAAATGATGGATTTGAATGCACAGTTAGGGTTAACCTAATGGCGAGTTTTACACCCAACCAACAAATTGCCGCAGGGCATAACAATGCCGCCGGACTAACGCTTGTCAGCAGTCTAACCGATGCCAATGGCGTTAAACTGGTCATGCCGCGTGCGCTGCCCTTCACTGAACAAGGGCAGTTAATTGTACGGCCCAATGCCAGTCCCGCCTATCGTGGTAATGATACTCAGGACTGGGAATTTAGCGTCTTGCTGTTAACCCAATACTATCTTCTGCGCACTACCTACACCGGATTAGTGACGGTGAAAGTCTGTATTGATGGGTCAACGTTTGCCGATTACAACGCCAGCGCATGGATAGACGAGAAAACCGCCGGTCAGTACGGGTATGCGCAAGGAACCACTTACGCACCGGATTTCGTCGGGCCTGCGCTGCGCGGTATTCGTTTGCATTTGATATTGACTGAGGCGTTGTAATGCCCTTCCCATCCCAACTCAGCGCCGGACAATTAACACAATCGCGCAAGACGCGCCAATGGTTTCGCCAGTATCTTGTTTTTTGCCCTTCGGATGTGATTTGGCAGACGCAACCCTTAGCCCAAGTTGATGGCAGTACACCCTACATTGATTTTGACTGGGATGGGACTGACCAGGGGGATAGGGCGGATGTACGCGAGGGCATGACGGTACTGATTAGCACCACCACCGATTACAAAGCGACTGCCATTTATCGGGGGCGTGTGCGGTTGGCTCCCGATGCGACCACGTTCTATATTGATGAAAACAGTACCAACCTGGAAACCACCTACTATGTCACGGTACTGGACGATTACGATATTCACGAGCGATTGGAACAGCGCATTAGCAATGTTGCCTATATTGACGGGAGCTTGACCTACGAGACAATACCCCCGCTCATTTCCGGTTTGCAGTCGGCATATGTGGATATATCGGGTAGTGCAACGGTCAACTTTACGTTTACGGCTACGGCAGAGGCAACTGCCAACGGTGCCAGTATCAGCACCTATCTTTGGGAAGTTGATGACGGCACGATCAACAGCGGGGCGGGAACAGCCAGCATTGACGTAGACTTTCCGGGCTATGCCACCAATGAGCATCGGTGGGTACGGTTAACGGTCACAGACGATAACGGGGTAAGTAACTATTTCGTATTTGAAGTGTACACGGTCAGTCTAGCCGATACCAGTAGCAGTGTCATTAAGCTGGATACTGGGGATGTGCAAATCAGTGCTACCCTTGACGAAGGGTTTAACGCCTCTATTCGTGCCTGGGATGGTATCAGCACGGTGTTAGACCGGACGCGCTGCACAATCTTTAGTGTGGACAATTACGATGGCACGGCAACCCCGATTACCCAGAATGTCGCTTTTGTAGGGCGGCTCAGTCTGGAAAACAGCACGACCGCTGGCGACCAACAATATGGCACGCTGCAAGACACCACCTTTACCATAGAAGGATTCGCCACTCAACTCCTAGCGTTGCATGGGCCGGGGTTGTATCTGACCAGCAATAGCAGCCCAAGCGCATGGGGGCAAATTGAGGCGTTGACGATCAAACGCGCCATTGTTCACATGCTGGCACGGTACAGCACCTTTCTTACCGTGTCGGGGTTAACATTTAATTCGGATGCCGCCGATTTCCGATGGGACGAATTTGTTATCCAGGAGGCCAGTCTCTTAGCCTGGATTGAAAGTGTTGATAACCCAACCCATACCCGCCTCATGTTTGCAGCGGATGGGCAAAGCACCCTCCAGCATGACGCACGGCTGGACGGCACCGACGGCTTAACCACCATTATTGATTTTGTGGTAGACAGCAGTGGCGATTGTGATATGGTGAATTTTGGATTATCGCGCCAATATCGTCCTACACATTCGCAGGCGGTTATCGGGGCCGCAACGTATAACACCACCAGCAATAGCAGCACGGTCTACAAAGGCCGCGCCCCGGCGCAAACATTCGGGCCGGGATGGGAAACGGCACTTCTGAACGGGTTAATTATGCCCGCTAATTTGAGCAATGCCGATGCCATTACGCAGGTATCCACCTGGACGGGCAACTATTTCGCCAATCTGAATCCGGTACCTGAAATCACCCTGGAATTTATGCCGGGGTACTATTGGCTTGTACCTACCGTTCACCAGTTGTATAGCTTTACAATTGCCGCCGCCGATACCACACGCGGTATTGCCTACACGACCAGCGATAAATGGCTATGTGTGCAAGCGGATTACAGTTACAACGCCGAGCGGGGGTACTATATCCCAACCGGGCGCTTTGTGTATGTGGCAACGGGCGGAAATGTGGGCATTTGGGCGGACGTTGTACCGCCAGTTAGCAGCCTGGAATTACCTGCCTTACCGGGTATTAATGCCGGGTTGGAACCGCTTAACCCGTTAATTAACCTGCCTATTGACGATGGCGACATTGCCTTACCGGGTGGCGATTGGGGACAAACGCAACCGAACCCAACCGTCAACCCGCCCATTAACTGCGAACTCCTGAATGTGAGCATGAAGACCGGGCAAATTGTCACGACAACCGGCATTACAGTTTTTGGTGAGCCGTATCTTGTTACCGTCGAGGGCGATGGCATTGTTCAAGCCGCTGGCGATTGGACACGGTATTACGAATTTGACGAGACATTCACCGAAGGGTGGACGGTTATTCAGGGGCAATGGGCAAACCCAACTAATTTATTTACCTCGATTGTTGGCAGCAATAACCAGGCGGTTATTGAACAAAATTTTAGCGGCTTTGATGGGTTGGAAACAGTCCGTATTCACCGCACATGGAATCAGGTTGTAAAAACCGGTCAGGGTATCCAGGTCACGGTAACACATTCGGGAGGTTCCGATGTCCTGGCGGCTTCTATTGGTTCGGGGGCTACCGCGTTTATTGATGTTGATATGCCTGCACCGCGTGACGGTGTGACCTACATTGAAATTGAACTACGTCATAATACCGTAGGAGATGGTGGGTCAGCCTCAATTATCGATTTTTCACTTATAGGCAATAGCAATAATCCACCGCCCGGTACTGTTTCCCCAAGCGCTCAGTATGGTGATGCGTTTTATTATGGATACGGCGCAGGGAGTGGAAATGCCGAATTGTACCCATTTTCCAACGGTTTCCAGGTTGACAGCGCAAGACCTTCAGGTATCCCGACCTACCAAAGCAATCACGTGTACCAGTTTATTACAACCGGTACAGGTTCACCTTTAGGTTTCCGCTTTTTGGAAACGGATTACAGTGACAATAGCAACAACCAACTCAGGGTAACGTGCTGCGGGCAAGGAATGACACAGGCATGAAACCGTACTATCGTCGCCAAATTGTTCTTCATTTGATAGTAATTAACCTGATTCTATTGGGTATTCTCAGCACCACAATGGCCTTAGAGCGCTATGTAAACTCTCCCCCCGATTGGATAGAATCACCTTTACTACCAGATGGACTGCGTACCGGCATGTTGAATTTAGTACCGGGCTTTTCAGGTGTGTCTGACAACGGTATACGCTATACAATCAATTCTCATGGTTTTCGAGATGACCCTATTATGATGGATAAACAACACGTGCTATTTGTGGGGGATAGCACTACATTCGGGCTGAATATTGCGCATAAGCACACTTTTGCCGAAATCTGGGAACAATCTGTGAGCGATAAATGGCAAGCCATTAATGCAGCGGCACCCGGACATGGTACAGTAACAGAATACGCTCTCTTGAACACACTTTATGCTGATGGATTTCACCCGGAATGGGTTGTTGTTGGATATTATGCCACGAATCCAGCAAATGGAATATGGGATAATACAACCTGGGATATGAGTAAAAAATATCTGAAATTAATTCGTATACTGACCACCGAAAACGAATCGAAATTGCTTATTGTATACCTACCACGATCTAAAGATGAAATTTATGGAGCATCAGTGGCGCGCGATACAATAGCGGATTTTGCCCGTCAAGAACAGATTCCTTTTTTAGATGGAACCAATATATATCGCATGTATATGGATATGCACCAATTAACCCAGATACCCGATGGTTTTTACAGTGTCATAAAGCCTGATGGAGAAGGGGATATTGGGCATCCTGGCATCCTTGCCAGTCACTTACTAGGGCAAGCGATTGCAGAGGTTATTCACTAATGTTGTATGAACCGCGCATTCGCCGGGTACGTCAGCAAGTCTTACGTGAAAAAACCGCCCGTGTGGGTATCTTGGGTGACGATACCGGGTCAACGGTATATGCCGGAAAAAGCCGCTATTACGTGCGCTTTCCCGCCGGTACCGATAGCAATGGCGACACCATATACACCACTGCCTTACCTATTCGCTATGCCGCGTCGTCAGGCATCCTCGAAAAAGTCGGGGTTAAGGTGTTGGTGCAAATTGATTATGATGGGCATGAATCCATCATGCGAATGGCAGCGGATTGGTTTGTCGATAACGATATTGACAGCCGCATTGCCAATGCATCGTCTGCCTATCGCGTTACCGGATGGGTACTGCTGCGCAATGTGGTGCGTATGGTCACACGCGCGGTAGGCTCTGCCGCTGGAACCGCCAGTACCTTACTCACCATTCGGGAAAACCCGCATTTTGTTGACGACGCGCTGGACTGGTGGAGTTATACAGGAACCGTCAACGAAGCGGATAAGGTGGATTTAGCAGCCTACATTCCCGCTGCCGATACCCATTGCATTGCCATTGTCTGGTTTGATACCTACCAACAAGACTATCTTGTGACCGCCTCCACTGCCCAAGCGTTGACCAGCGGATTCGATAGCACCGATTACGACGAATGCTATGCCCAACTACTGCACAACGAATACATGCCGTTGGTCGCCTATGAATTGAGTGACGCGCAGACCAGTGTAACGGATGACAACCTGCTGAATGACCTACGCCAGTTTATGAACGCGCCTAAAGTCTATGGGTTTCCGAATCCGATACCTAGTGATAAATCGATTCTTATTCGCAGTACCCATCAGGAAATCGTTTATGATTTGACGGTTGCAGGAAGTTTAACCGTTGAGGGAGACTTGTTAGTCCTATGAGTATTGTACGCACAGCCCAAATTGTCCACAGGGATAAAACCACGCTTACTATTTCCAGTGGCGTTGTTACCCGCACACAAGATTACCATGTGATTGCGGCGGAAAGTGGTACATCAGATGAATTAGATACCATCAATTTGGATGGTACAACCAACTATACCGTTAACAGTATTACCTATCGACCTCGTGTAATGCTTGTTGCTGATGCTGGCGACACCATTACGCTCAAACATGGTACAGGAAATATTGATCTTCCTAACGATAGTGACGTTACGTTGACTGATGATGCCTATCTGATTTTGTTTTATGATGGGACAAATTGGTTGGCATTGGCAGCAGTGAATGTTACCGGCCTTGCTAACCCCGTTGATCTCATTCAATGGAACACCGCCTATTCTCCCGGCGCGCACAATACCGGCAATATGTATTGGGATAGTACCAATAAAACGATTGCCATTGAATTGGAAGGCTCAGAGGTTATTCTGCAAGTGGGTCAGGAAGGAAATGTTTATGCGCTAAATAATTCTGGTGGACAAATTGACAATGGGGAAGTGGTTTATGTATCGGGTGTATCCGGTAGTCAAGTTACAGTTGCTTTAGCCCAGGCCGATGCCGCTGCAACAGCAACGGTATTAGGTGTGGCGACAGAAGACATTGCCAATAGCGCAAATGGATATATTACCTTGTGGGGTGTTGTACGAGATTTTGATACCAGCGCGTTTAATGCTGGAGACTTGGTGTATCTATCTGCAACTACTCCTGGGGCATTGACCGCAACAAAACCGGATGAGCCGAATTTACAGCGCCGAATTGGTGAGGTATTAACTAAAGATGCCAGTACAGGCAGTATACGTGTCTGTATTGCAGATGAAATCACCCTGAATGATTTGTCAGACAACACCCAGGATATTTTAGGGTTAGCCAACGGCGCAACGTTGGACACAGCCTCTGTTGATGTGGATAGCAATGGGTCAACGATCACTTGTACAGTGGATAATAGCGCATCTCCTGGGAGTGATATCGTTATTAAATTCAGTACCGGTTTGTATTATTGGAGTATGTCGGATAGTGTAGCGTTGACCGCCGGAACAGATACAGTTCCGGTTCGAAATTATGTATATCTTCTGGAAAGCACTAAAACACTCACCGCTTCTACATCAGGTTGGCCTGCAACGGAACACGCGCCTATAGTGGATGTCTATTGTCAATCAGCAGCCAGTTTGCAAACCGATGGAGCCTATAAAGTTCATGTGTGGACAGACCACACTTACCGCACATCAACCGGACAGGGACACCTGAGCCATGTTAACTATTGGATACGCCAACAAAATGCAACGTATCAATCAGGAGTAGTCCCATCATTTAGTGGAAGCGGTACCGGTACAATTGGACTGGGTACAACTTCGGGCGTAGTTCTACAATTACATACTCATGCATTCCCGGCATTCTCTGACCCGGCAACCGTATATGTAGTCAATGATTCAGGGACGGCATTTAACGAGATTACCAATCTGGGGTCTGGTATTACGACCGATAGTACCGGGGCTACGTTAACCAATAAATATTATGCGCTCATCTTCTGGGGTTGTGTCAGTGAGGATAGCGCAGACTGCAAAATCTATTGCAATGTTCCTGGTGGCTCCTATAATTCCTATGCTGCGGCTCGTACCGATGCCGATGGATACAACAATTTTAGTATTCCTACTGAATTTAAGGGGACGGGTTTTCTTATTTATCGCCTCGTTATGCGTAATAATTCCGGTACCAGTTGGACGCTCGATACCGGAGGCGCGGGTGATGATTTGCGGGGTACGATACCCGGCACAACAGCGGGAAGCTCATCAACGTTAGCCACCGATTTCTCCGATGCGCAATTCACAATCTTTAATAATGCCGACAATACCAAAGAATTGGAATTTGATGTAAGCGGGGTTACAACCAGTACAACGCGCACACTGACGGCACCTGATAGTGATGGTACGATTGCTTTAACCAGTGACTTAACCGCCTACGCCCTACTTGCCGGACGTGCAGGCGGGCAGATTTTGCGGGGCGGTACCGCTGCCAATGACGATTTGAACCTGCAATCCACCAGCAACGCCACCAAAGGCGATTACATTTTTGGAGACATTGTTAAGCGCGGGCGCTTGTACTTTCCCGCCTTAGACGGCGTGTTATCAGTCTTGCAAGATAACTACGCCTCCACTATTGACCCGACAGTGGATTATGACGTTGACGGCGGGTGGATAGTCGGTTCCATTATTCTGAACACCACAGATGATAAGGCATGGATATGCCTGGACAACACCGACGGCGCGGCGGTCTGGAAAGAGATAAGCCACCCTATGACCACTGCTGGCGACGTATTGTATTTTAATGGTACATTGCTAACCCGCCTTGCCATTGGTACGGCTGACCAGGTGTTGACGGTCAATGCCGGAGCCACCGCGCCCGAATGGGCAGACGCAGGCGGGGGCGGGTTGTACGAATCCATTGCTATCCTCCGTGACGAAAAAGCTGCCGATACCAATGGGGGCGGTGCAAGCGCGACAACCTGGAATGCACGAGACTTGAATACTGAAGTCTATGACGGCGACAATATTGTAAGCATATCCAGCAACCAATTTACCCCCGTAGCAGGAACCTATCATATCCACGTCACGGCTACAGTATTTAATGTAAGCAGCCACCGGATTCGTTTGTACAATGTTACTGGAACAGCCACAGTTGATGAGGGGATGAACAATACCGCTGCTAGCATCACACAACAAAATCACCTGGATACGGTTTTTACAGCGAATGGCACCGATGCCTACCGAATTGACCATTACACGCAATCGGCACAGGCCAGCACCGGCTTAGGTGTAAAGCAAAACATCGGTATAAATGAAGTGTACATGACCATTGTATTGGAGAAATTCGCCTAATGGCTACACAAGAACAAATTCAGAAACTAGCGGAAAATTGGTCGCCAATCATCAAACAGATATACCCTGCAATAGACTTTATTCCCAAAGGCGACCCGGATACTCTTGAAACGCTGTTGGCGAATTGGGAACAGGCCCCGCCGGGATTTACTGCGCCAACCGAACAGCAATTGCTGGATGGGCTGGCAGTGGTGCAATCGGAGATTGCCGCTGCTGATGTTGCCCAAGCAATCGAAGATACGGCCCAGTCTGGATGGGATAACATACCCAATTGGGCAACCTGGACGGCAGAGGAGGCCGAAACCTGGATTGAAACCAATGTCACCAATTTTGCTGAGGCGAAAGTAGTCTTGAAGAAACAAGCAGTTGCCATTATGTGGCTGGCCGACAAAGTATTTCCCAATCGACGATAACCGCAGACCCCCGCGTGGGGTGAACCACCGGGGGCGCGGTCAGGTAAAAGGAGCTTACCCAACATGCATATTGTAAGAGGAAAACTATGACTGACGCAAGCAACATAACCATAAACAAGGACGAACTGCGGTCACTCATAGACGAAGCTGTAAAGATGGGAATGTCGGATATTCCCACCACCGATGAAGTGGAGCGCATGATCGAAAACCGCCTTAGCAGTGCCGTTGTGCATTGGGGATCGGAAGTCGATGTCAAAATTGAGAAGGCCATTGACCGTACCTTTACGCCGATGGTTGACGAAATGCGCAAACTGACCTCACAAATTGCGGTGTTGGTTGAGCAGATAAAACATGTGAATGCGGCGGTGCGGGATGTGAAAGACGATCAGAAGGACACCAAACAAAAAGTCGAATCATTAGATGATGAAATCCAGACGGTTAAAGAATCGCAACTGACGACTGTCAACCAAGTTGAGAGCCAGGAACGCGCCATTTTTGGCGACAAGACCCGCCCCGGTACCAAGTCTCTGTTTGACCATATCAGCGATTTAGGAAACGCCCTAGCCTCTGAGATGGGCAAGGGATTCAAAGAGATACAGGTGGCACGCGAGTTAGACCGCCAGGAAATGAGCCGCATTCGTACCGACACCGAAACCATTCGTGCGGATGTAGAAGCGAATAAGGAATGGCGCGAAAAACGGCAGAAGGTGGAGCGCTTTGTCATCCAGTCTATTCCCAATGCCGGGAAACGTATCGTCGCCGCTGCCAAAGATGATTTTGTCGTCAAGTGGGCAACCCGTATTGGTTTGGGCGGTGGTCTGGCAATCCTGGCCGCATTATTGGAGCGGTTACAATGAACCGGACATCCTACGTCGTATTGCCACCCCTGGACGGCAACCAGAAACACGCCGTCCTCCAGCATATCCATGATTATCGCCCTGCCCTGGTGGTGTTCGTCAACGATTCCGGGTTGGCAGTGGAGGCCACAGACGTAAGCCCGGAAACGCGGGTTATCTTTCGCCATTACCATCCCGATGATAGCAACTTATTTGAAACCATTAGCGCCAATGACTATGCCAGTTACATCACCCTGAATGGCGCATTGGACAAACGCATTTGGGTGTACATCTGGAACGAACCGGACACGCGCCCGAATAAATTGCCCGACCTGGTCAACAAAACCTTGCAGGTGGTAGACATCGTGGAGGCGTGGGGCTATCGGGCGGTGGTGGGGAATATCGGCACCGCCACCATTGAATTGAACACCATCGCCTCTGGTGTATTTGACCCGCTATTGTTACGGGCCGCAACATGGCCGCATCTTATGGCCTACCATACCTATACCGCCGTCCTGGTGCCGTTTGGTGTGGGCTACTGGTCAATGGATGATCTCAAAGACCCGGCCAATGTGCAGCCGATATATTGGCCGGAGATTGAAACCATTAATAATCAACGGTATGTAGTCCCAGGTTATCGGGATTTTGCCTCAATAGATGATATGCTTGCCGATTTAATGAGTGATGATCCGGATGGCTATCCTATTAGTGGACAAACGGACGTTACACCAGAACCAGGACATTATTGGCACATCTTTCGTGAGGAATGGTTGCAAGCGCGGGCGGTTGAAATTGGCGCGGGGCGGCATGACTACGTTATCTTAGAAGGTCTGCTAGACCGGATGCCCGACATAAGCGGCAAGCCGGACAACATTTATACCTATCTGGAGCAGACCTACGGTGTACCGGACAACACGGGCGGCGAAATCCGGGGCGCGCCCACGTTGGAATATGTGTGGCGGGCATGGTGGCCGGATTGGTCATTTGACGAGGCACTTTGGCAGCAATGCCACTGGATGGAACGCAACGCGCCCGACGAGTGTCTAGGGTGGTGTTGGTTTGCCTGGGTTTTTGACCGGTTTACGAACAAAGAGCAGCGTTGGGAACCGGGCTACAATATCGGTGACCGCCCAGACTTCAAATCCCTGTTAACTAGAAATCGGGATGTTCCCGCCAAGCCTCCCGGCCCATCGCCTAGCCCAGACCCTGATCCGCCCCCGGAACCGTTACCCGATGCGCCACATTGGATGCTCCTATTTTTTGTTGGCGTAATCGGTGTTATACTGGGAGCCATTCTCTATTCGTTTATCCAGCCGCAACTGGCGGCACAAGGAGTGTATCCGATGGAAGGTATTATGAATATTACCGAGGCCGGTGAATTGCTGGTGGCGATGGTTGCCGCTGTGATTGCCGGTGGAGCTGCCGCGCCGGTATTCACGCCGCTGGTTAACCTGGTCAAACTGATTCTCAAATTGGTCGGTCTGGAAGATAAAGTTACAGGCCAAACCATCAATGCCTGGGTTGCCGCGCTGGTTGTCATTGTGGCGTGGTTCTCTCAACACTGGGGTATGGAAGTCGAAGCGCAGACCGTTATGGATTGGTTGGTAATGATTATTCCGCCAGTGGTTACAGGTATCGCGCTGTTTACGGGTAACAAATACGTGTATGAGACGGCGCAAAAACTAAACTTGCCGCTGTGGAAGTACCAACGCAGCGCCTAAATAAAAGGGTGGGACTATGCAGTCTCACCTATCTATGCTATACTATTATCATATTGGGTCGGGTGCGATCAGGTCAGTTAGGATCAGATATGGTCAGTTCCGGTCAGGTATGATACGATGCGGTAAGTTAGGGTAAGGGCGCTTTAGGCGCTCTTTTTTTATTCCCATAATTTTAATTGGTGAAAATATATTAAACTGGATAATAACTCTGGGTTCTCACCTAACATAATTGCTTCTTTCTGTTTTTTTACTTCCCATATTAAATACCAAGCATCTTTATGATAATTCATTAAGTCCGATGTTAATCGAACACCACCTACATTTTTTCTATGGGTAGGATTAGGAAGATAAGATATACCTCTTTTTAATTGTCCATTATCATGATAAAATACCGGATGTTTTGAAGGGAATACATGAAATGATTTTTCATTATCCATTCTAAGAATTAATACTACTAAATCGGTTAATAATACTCCATAACTTTTTAACTGGCTTCCAAAGCCAAACAGGTAGCCACTTCTGGTAAAATGTGATTTTTTAACTTCAATTAGTACATTTCCCTCTGCTACAACATCAGGTCGTTTATCATAAAATGCACTCGCTTTTCCTGGAGCGCTATATATTCCCCGCTTATGGCATTCTTGCATAACCATTTTTTCGGTTTTAACTCCTGAAATATTTCTAGGTATTGTTTCAATTTGTATACTCTTTTGTCGTTTACACTTTATACAAATGCGATCTCGTTGTTTATTCCCGGTTTTATGTGCATAGAATTTATTTAAGGGTTTTACTAAAAAACAGTTTGTACATAATCGAAAATATAAATTACAATGATGACAATAAAAATCCAAGTAGTATTTGTGACCTTCTTTTTCAGTGTCATTAAAGCAAATAGGACATTGAAAAGCATCTGGTATTATTTGCATTTTTTACTCCTAACGAAAAACCCCTCCGGTTACGCGGTTGGGTCTAGTCAAGCCACGTTTGGGAGAGGTTTCGTTTTTGATTATAGATGAAAAAACCGCGTTACGCTATGGCTTGACTAGACATCTCTATTATATCATTTCCAGTTATGCAATGCAAGTAACCCACCCCAAACCAAAGACCCCCATCATCGGGGGTCTTGGCGTGCTGTGCTTTGATGGGCGGTTTAGTCCGCCTGCTTATTCCATAATTTAACGTACATGCGCGGTACAAATGGGCGAATAGCGCCGTGCTGTTCCAGTGTAACTGACTTTCCCTGCTCGTGAATAACTCTTACCCGCCAGGGCTTCTTAGACGTTCCATAGCACGCCATTGTTGGATTTTTCGCTGTGTACCATTTCTCATACTCAAAAGCACATTTCACGGTATCGCCTACTTGCAAGTCTTTCATTTCCCTTTCCTCTCAACTCCATACAATCGTAGGCCGAACTTCCATCATGTACTTCTGATAGAAATAGCGCACATCTTCCGGCATTCCACACTGCCAGAAGTCATTTGCCCATTCAATGTACCACAGCATGTAGCTTGTCTTATCGGGAAACATGCTCTGCGTCTTTTCAAGTGTCCGCAGCATCGCTTCATGGGCTGCGTCGTGCTGGCGGCGGGCTTCGGTTTCCGCTGCGATGACCGCTTGCCGCGCGTGCCAGTCGGCTTCACTGACCAGACGCGATTCGGGGAACGTCTGACAGAAATAATGCTCAACGCCATAAAGGTGTTTGTTTCCGTGCGATATGATACGGGTGATGGTGGTATGCAGGTTCAATACCTGAATAAACACAGCATCGCCAGTCTTAAACTTAGGTCGCATGGCTTCTGTGGCATCTTGCGCATCCAGTGCTTGGTCTACGTAATCATTGGGATCGGGAAACATTTACTTGTCCTCCTGAAGATGGGCTTCCAGAAACGAAGCCACCAGATGGCGTAACACCTCGCTGCGGCTGATGCGCTGCGGGTAGTTGACCGCCCGCATGTTGTAGCCCTGTTCCTCCAGTATCCAGCCAACATGCTCCACGTCGGCTAGAAACTGATCCTTCTCACTTTCTGTGGATAAGTAAATCCGTGTGTCTGGCATGTAAATCCTTTCGAGTCTCTCATAATGGACAATGCAGGAGACTTGTCGCCAAGCCCCCTACGCTGTGCATTAGTTGGTCAATCTCTCGAACTTATTCAAACGATCCAGCCAATATTGTGCTTTCCGTTCACATTCATCAATAACATATGCTGGCTTTCCACTTTCAATAGCGAGATTGGCTTGCCCCAACCAATACTGAGCGCGATCATTGGCTTCAAGTCGTTTGTCTTTTAACGTAGGTAATGTAACTTTCTTCATGTGTCATATCCTCTCATAGATACCCGCGATCTGAGTCATTCATTTTGGTAAACTAGCTAAGCCGCTTCACATTGCTGTGCCACTTGTGGGTCACTGTCCCGGCGACATCCAGACAAATGGTTTCCTGGGTATACTTTGAAAAAAAACCTAAGATCGTAATTGGCTTGTCTAAGCGGATAGTCAAGAAGTAACCGCGATTGCCCCGGTCTATCAGGTCAATAATCGTGCCAGTGAAGGGAGTCTTGATGTCGATATTCTTGCTTACAAAAACCCGGTTGCCTTTGGTTAAGTTCATCATTTCCGTTTTCCTTAATTCATCTAGTTTTGCTTAATGGACAATGCAGGAGGGCGGTCGCCCGTCCCCCTGCGCTGTGCATTAACTCATGTTGTGGGTAATGTGCCGGGCATACAATCCATTATCGTAAAGCCAGTTCATCATATCGCGTTTTGCCTGCTGTTCTTCACTGAGTTGATCCAGATACTCAAAATTCGCGCTTTGGTGTATCCGGTTAACGATTTGGCTGAATTGCTGGAAACTGTTGGTTGGTTTCGGTTGGTTCTGCATAATGTTTATCTCCTTTCTTGGGTTTCGCCCCGGTGTTCGTAGCACCGGGGTTTTTGTTTTGGGTGGGTTAGCTAAACCAACTTAACGCCAGATTTCTTCGTTCGCTTCCAGTTTACCATGCCCCGCGTGACCATAATCAAACCGATCATTGGCTTTTCGCACAATGTAGTATCCTAATTTTCGCGCCCAGGGGTCTTGCTTTGCTGCATTGACCGCCTGAAAGGGAAATTCATAATCCACTTCAGGTGCAATTTCTGGGATAGATTCCGATTCTGGGTTTAGTTTGGCATCCAATTCAGCTTTCCAGGTGGTGATTTGAGCATCATCATGAGTAGCTAATGCCTTGACTGCTTTGCTGTAGCTTGTAATCTCATGCTTCTGAAACAGGCGGGCTAACTTTTCTTGCTTGGGGCTTAGGTTCTTGCGCATTTCGTTAAATTTCATTTCGTATCTCCTTGTTTAACTTATATACTGATTATACTCCTATATAGCTATATTGTCAAGTAGCAAAACCCCCATTTTGCGGGGGTCTGGGATTTTCTAACCCATTTGTAACATGGGTAGGATTGCAGGACGCGCATTCTATCAACTGTCGTTTTGTGGATCGTCGCTATTGATAAAATACTCGTTGATTCGTTTTTCCATTTCACGTTCTATTTCTTCGCGCATGGCTTCAGCAACCCGTTTAGCCCATTCAGGATATTTTTGCATCAGTGAGGCTTTATCGCCGTATACCAAACCGGTTTCAACCTCCTGAATAATCACAGTTTGACGACCTGTGTATTGCTCCACTTCATGCCCTGGAAGTCGAGGGAAAAGCGGTTTGTCTTTTTTGTATTGCTCCATCAAGGCTTGATGTGTCTGCCAATTGATGGCACATAACCAATGTTTTGGTATGCCGCGTTCAAGTAGCGGGTCTTTCGGCAATGCTTTATACATGGCTTCGAGGTTTTGAATTATTTCACTCTGGCTTTTCATAAGAGTCTTTCCCTTCACTCACACAACATTTCAATCTGCCACTTGTACACCCATCCGACCAATCCATCCCGCCCTTCCACCTGATAGGAAAAGCCCCAGTTTCCACGCGGCCCCTGCATTACTATCACCACTTCGCCA